TTAAATCATCAAAAGAATTATCTAAAATACTATATTTACCATCTTTTTTCCTAACATCAATTTGTAAATAGTAGTCGTGGTTTGAATCGGTATATGTATTATAATCATGATCACCTTTATCTATATCCTTAAACCCAAATTTATACAACCACTCTTCGGTTAATGGTATTGGTTTTGTTCGTTCATAATCCTCTATTGTATCTTGTGTTTCTTCTAAATCAACAACTACACAAGATAAATTACTTATTTCAATAATTTTAGCAATTCTATTACCTAAATCAACTAAATTACCAATTCTTAATTCATTTCTCTTCATCTTACTTCTTTTTCAAATGTTTCATTATAATAATCTTCTGACCGTGTTTTATCTGTTGATTCGTCTAAAATAGAATCACTACATCCTTCAACATAAGCACACATTATTTGCTTCTTCTCGATTGGTAAATAAGTATTTTGTATTACCATCTCAATAGCTTGATAACATCTATCCCATTCAATAAGTATTGGAAGTTTTGCTCTTTCGTCTTTTAGTTGAGTAAGTAGTTGTTGCATTGCTGTTATTTTATTTTCCATAGGTTTCGTTGTAGTAATTTTCCGAATCAATGTATTTATCTCTACAATAGTCAATAGCTTTGATTATCTGTTCTTTCTCCATTGCTTTGGCTTGTTGCCAATCAAACTTATCAGGTTCTCTTTGTTTTGCAATTTCATGTAACCATTCAACTGCTGTTTGTTTTTGTTCAGGATTAACAAACGATGTTTCATTATTATTTAATAATCCTTTCATGTTATTTATTTCCAATTTATTTTAGGGCAATGTTTGTTATACCAAGATGAAGCATAATTTACTATTATATTATCTGTTGTTGTTTCTTTAATAGCATATCCTACATCTTTCTTTAACCAATAATATCTAATAAGAAAGAATAAAGCTACACATAAACCAATCCCTCCAAAAGTAGCACAGTCTTTATCATAACTATAAGCTTCAAATAACCATAATAAATAGTTATATATAGAATATAATACAAATACAGAAGCAATTAAAAACATATAAATTAATATACCTATACCTGTTCTACCTTCAATTATTTTATTTCCTTTACTATAAAATAAATTAACTATTACTGTAGGTATTCTAAAAATAACATTTGGAATAAATAATAATACTGCTACTACTAATTTCCAAAATAAAGGACAAAGATTGTTTGGAACTCTTTCTGAATATGTATAATCCCATAACCATACATACCAACTGTTTAATTTTAAATTCATGTTTGTTTTGTTTTAGTGTGTTAAATTATAATACTCTTTAATGTTATTGCAAAATTTATCCGAAGCCACTTCTTCTCCAGAAGAAAGTATAATCGTTTCTACTCCAGCTTCTTTAATATAATCAATTGTTTTAAGTATATCATTGCCAAACGATAATTGTAATAATGCGATATGTGTTTCTTTCATGTTATTTTTTTATTTGTATTTGTTGCGTTATTGTTTTCATATCAAATACTTTATTATTTTTTCTTTAATACCACTTTGCTTTATCCCTTCATTAGATTTTACTGTATGAACGAAGTTAGTTAAGCCCGGCTTTTCATCTAATCCATCTTTATGAGTAAAACGATCAGATAAATACTTAACAGACATATTTAAATCATCAACAGCAACCCAATTCGTTACTTCTGGGTGCTTATCTAGCCAATTCAATATTTCAATAGAACGTTCTAATTCTAAATCAGCTCTGTGTCTTAATACTTTCCAAAGCTCTGGATTAATATCACTAGTTACGGAAGTAACAGAGATAGGTGCTTTTATTATTCCTTGAGATAAGTAATATTCTCCTAACTCTTCTAATGTTGCATGATGTCTCCAATCAGAACTAACTACTATTTCTGCTCCAGTTTCTTTTAAGATTTCATTTAATACTTTGATAGCTTTTTCATCAAAGTTATCGAAACGATATTCAACAGGTATTTCTCTTGAACTCATTGAAAGTTTCAAACCGCTCCAACTATTTCGTTTTTTAACACGACTGCCCCAATTATTGGATAGGCATATTACTCCATCGTTATCCAAAAATATTATTTTTAAATTTTTACTCATATTTTATCCAAATCTTCTTTTAGTCGTCTATGGAATGATTCCTCACCATCATCACCCGATAATAACCAGTCAATACGTTGAGCGTATATAGCTGCTTCTTTAAGTATAACTAAACCTTCCTTAAATTTTTCAATTACTTCATCTGGGTATTGATAATGATAGAGATCTTCAGGGTATTTTTTATACCAATCAGGGTCATACCTTCCTTCATTTTTGATTTCTTCATTTGTTTTTTTCCTACCATTTTTCTCAATAATAGTTTCTACATCCTCAGCAATTTGTTGGATGTGCCATTGTTTATAATCAAAGTATCCTCCACTCATATTATTTTATTTTAATTTTGTAAATATAATATTTTTATTTTGATAAACTAAATTTAGCTTTTAAATTTTCTTTATTAATCATATTTTTTAATATACTAACATAGTTAATATTTTCAGCATATGATTGAGATAAATAATCAAAATATAATTCCTCAGTTGTAATGTTTGATAAATATTTACATTGATAGAAGGAATAATCTAAAACTGATTCATACCATGTATTATAAAAGGCATGATTATTTTCAGTACCTTTAGCAGTTGTTATTCGTTGTTTAGCTTCACGCATACCAAATAAATTATTTCCTTCTCGAAATATTTTACTTGTAAAATTACCTGTTTCAAGTTTTGATTGAGCAAATACTATATGAGGAAATTTAATGTTTAATTCTTTTAATTTCTCAATTAATTTTTCTTCTGAAAATTTATTACGTTCTTGAATAATAATTAATTTTTCTTCTTCTGAAAGACTAATTAAAGTACTTTTACCTAACTTATATCCTGAGTATAAGAATACTGAACTCAGGATAGTTGATATTATTGTTGCTGTTATTAATATTTTTTTAACAACATTAAATGGTTTTAGTTCAAGTGTTTTTGGATCAATTTTAAAAATATTTTTCATAACCTTTATTTTTTATAAAGATAATAAAGTAATTTTGACAATCCCTATTTTTAGATATAATAATTACTTTTTTATGTAAAAAAATAATAATGAAAGTAAAAACAATGCATATGGAAGGGTATATATCCATAACGGTAATGTAAGTATACTAAAACATTGTAAGGCGTATGTCATATTACCAATGACTATTAATGTTACGCAAAGATCTATAACTGTTTTTTTCATATTAATTCTTTTATTTTATTATTTCTGTTTCAAATGTTCCGCATACTGTATGACTACATCCATTATCATCTGTAAATGTAATACACTCACTATTAGTTTTATGTGATACTGAACTAGATTTTACAATATAAACGCGTTGTGCACCACCTACACTATAAGTTATTTTAACTTGGTGATCAGGTAACATATCAGCTATTTTAAAGATTACCATAGCCGCTACCATAACTATTAGCACTAATGTTAGTGCTTGCAATAATTTATTTCTTAAAATCATACTGTATGTTCAATTTGTACTCTAACACAATTTTGTGGCAATTTGTTAATATGCCTGTAATTATTAATAAGACCCATAATATTAGCACTTCCGATAGCATTCGCTGAATGCGTATAAACATCAACTACTGGTTTACCATCTAACCATTGTTCAACTAACCATTTAGCACAATCATAACCTGTTTTTTCAGTTATGTTATTGTAATCTAATTTATAGTTATGATATACATTTGTATGCCATTCTTTCATAGCGCTGTCACCTAAGTCATGGTCGAGAGAAATAAACTCAATGTTATCTAAACCAATTTCATTTACTTTGGTTACGAACTCATCATAGCTTCTTACTACAATCCAATTTGGAATACCATCTACCCATTCGTTGTTTGGGTTGATCGGTGTTCTGATATCATCTAAATATATTCTTTGTTTCATCTTATTTTTGTTTTTACTATTTCAATTAATTTTCTAAGACAATAGAGTTCTGCTTCTTCGTATGTATCATGTAATTCATCTCTAGCATCTGTAGAAATAAAAGGCATATCAATACCATTTATATTCCAAATGTACCCTGTAAACTGTTTAGTTTTTTCCGAATTACCTCTGACAGTACTTGAATAGATATAACCTTGAATATTATACTTCTCTCTAAACCATCTAAATGCTTGTTGGTATAGAGGAATAGAAACAAACTTTTCAGATTGATTCCAATTAAACCAATCTTTTTGGTCAAAATATTCTCCAATACCATTCCAATATTTTAAACAAGGTTCATTGAATCCAATTGCTTTTAAAGCTAATGCTTGTTCGTAAGGGGTAAATTCTTTATTTATCATTGTATACAGTTTTAGTTATTACTAATGTAGGTAATGTATCGTTTATATTATATTTATTCCAAGTATCTCTATCAGTATCACACCAATAAGCCTTTTTACCATCATATAAATAAAACATAAATGAACAATATCCTCCACCTCGACCACATGGATATTTTTCTTTATTTAATATTCTAATAGTACCTTGAGTGCAATTGTAATCAACATTATCATCTGTAGAGCAACTACTTAATACTATAAACAATAAAAATAATATTTTTGTTAGTATATTCATAATTAAAAACTTGAACTTCCTTTACTACCCATCAACCTCTCCTCATGATGGTCTTGAGGTAATGATAACTTAGCAATTGGTTGTTTATCCATTATATTCATAATCTCACCTAATGAATAAGGTACCATATTATTTCCATCTACACCCACATCCATTGCTTTACCTTGTGATAATTTTTTATCTGGAGGCAAATGAACGTGTCCGTGAAGATGTATAACACCATCATTCATGTTGTGCCAACTTGCGATTGGGTAATGCATTAATACTAAATCAACATCACCAGCATACAATTTAGTACTTGGGTAAACATATACTTGTAATCGTAGATATTGGTTTACTGAGCTGAATAAGTCTTGAGCATATACTTTATTATTCCAATATTCTCCAAACTTATATTCCTCATAATAATTCTCGGAAGCATCTCCTTCTATTATATTTAATGTTTCTGGATTTTTGTAGTAGTTTAATAATTGTTTGTTACGTTCAATGTGATGATCGTGGTTACCTAATATTAAATGAATATTTTTACATTTAACTCTACTTCTAAATTTAGCTACATTATCAAACCCACCAAACGACCAATCACCTAAATGAAACAAAATATCATCTTCTCCTACTTTACTGTTAATAGAATTAACGATATAGTCATTCATATGGTCAAGTGATTTAAAATCACGAGTTTGATGAATAGGTACATTACCGTTTTCATCTCTCCAGTTACTCACACCACGACATATGTTTGTATGACCGTAGTGAGTATCACTTGTAAAGAATATTCTACCTTTATTTAACTTGATCTTCATCATAGTGTAAAGATAAGAAAAGGATCTTGACGATCCTAATCTTTTTTATTCTTAAATGAAATCTAATAAAACTTCCTTGCCAATGTAACCTTTTTTTATTGTATCAAATTGCTCGATGTTGGTAAGTGGTTTAGCTTCAGATAATTCAAATGACCATTTAAACTTACCCCCCTTATGTAACCCAACAAAATAACCATCGTCACTTATTACAATAAACTCTTTTGGTGGAATCCATTTTTTACGTTTTTTTACCATTTGAGGTAAATGTAGTTAAAGAGCTTTGCCTATTATAATCCTTTTTTCGAAAGATATCTTAATACCTCTAAATCATCATTATTAATAAATCTTTTGTTATCCCATACTTTATCAAGTATTTCAGATAATTCTTTTTCTAGATTAGTTTGAGGTATTCTACTTTCCCAAACAGCAACATCAGCATTAAGATATGTAGGTATAATTCCATCATCATATAGTGCATCAGCCATTTTTTGTTTTTTATACTTAGACATACTCCAAAGTATATCATCTATGTCTATGTCAACTGTGGTATTTACCATACTATGCTTCTCCTTTTATTTTATTGTAATTATAAACTTTATTTAATTGTTCTATTTCTGTTGCATCTTTTAATGCTTGAACTAATGTCATATGAGCAATCATTAAATTCCTGATGTCCTCGTTTTGGCGTGACTGTTCTTCACTTATTGAATTTAATTCTTTTTGAATTTTTAGAATGTGTATTATACCTGCTATTACAAATAATATTGTAATAACTAATAATACAGATAAAATTGTTATTGCTATAATCATATTTTTATTTATTTAGTAATGAGTTATGTGAAGATAATATTTTTACCTTGCCTTTTAAACTAATCCCACCATCCTTCAATATGTCTATCTAAGAGCTGGAATAATATTTTCTTTGCTCGTTGTCCTCTTAAATGAGACATATTCATAGCAATTCGATGTCTTTTGTCAGCATCATCCTTACATTCATTAATATCTAACCACCCAGCTCCATTAAGGACTCTTTTATAGTCTAACGGATATGCTAAGAAATATTCATCAAAGTTTTCAGATAAAGTTTCTATTTGTAAACTATGATACCCAGGATGATCATCCACTGGCTCAGAATAAAATTTAGTGTCATGATATTCCATATATTCGTCTTGATAAAATTCTTCTTTTATTTTTTCTATTAATCGCACACATGTTCTCATACGTTGAGCATCATATTGAGCTCTAGTATGACGATCTTTAGTTCCAATATACTCTGCTTGATGTTTTAATTTAATTTGAAGTATATTAAATATATACCAATCATCCCAATCACGATCTTTCCAGATTATTGGAAGCCATCTATATAGATTATAAAATCTCATATATATCCACTGAATATTCCATCCAATGTTTTTCCAAAGCCAAGTTTTAAATTGTTGAATTAATGTTATCATATTTTTAAATATAAAATTTATTATTCTCCTAATATTTTATAAAACATTTTTATTAAATATGGTTTTATTATTTCCCATATTATTATTGTTAAAATTACTATCATCATATTTTTAAATATTTTATTTTAGTTTTGGAATTATTTCTAATTCTTTTTCTTCTGTAGAAAGAAGTCCTTTACCAAAAGTTTTTAAACGACCCCAATATCGTTCTTTTACACGGTTAGATATACGAAGAGGATTACCTTCATCATCTATTCTTACAAATTTCATTTTTGTATGAGTTACGACTTCTTGAATGCCTGTATATACATTATGTTTTCTAGCTTCAATGTATAATGTTATAGATGTATTTCCGAACTCTGCTACTTTCCCATAAATCTTTATAATATTTCCTAACTTTATTGGTTTTTTAAAGATAAATTCATCTACTTTAATAGTAATCATTCTAGGTGTATCACAGATTTGAGCAGAATATACTGCTGAGGCTTCATCTACCCAGCCAACTAATGTACCTCCAAACATATTGTTATGTATACCAATATCTGATGCTTTACATATATGTGTGCTTATTAATTCCATTTTATGTAATAATACAAAAAAAGCCTTGCGTAGCAAAGCTTAATTTAATAAATATTTTAAATAATTTACTTTTATTTATTTTTATGATTTATTTTTCTTGTTATCATTAAATGACCCCATATAAAATGATCATTACTACCTATATTATCTAAATCTGTTAATTGGTATCTGATATTTAATTCAAGTGCTGTTTTAGATGTAAAATACCCTTTCAACCCAGCACCAATAATCAGTGATTCATTTGGTAATCCAAAGACTGTATATCCAATACTTATTAAGGGGATCATACCTACTCGAATACTATAAATGTTTGGGGCAATGTTATAATCTGCGAGTAATGCACCCGCTACTATTTGTTTATTGATTGGACCTGTTGATACTTGAGTAGATATTATTTCAAACCGTGTTGTTAAATGTTTGTGATAATTATATTTCAATATACCTATACTTAACGGAATATAGTATTTAGTATTTATTAAGGTATTAAATGATCGATACGCTCCAAAATATGTTGATGCCCCAACTCCAACTCCAATTTCAAAATTATTTCTAAATGGTACCTCAACTTGAATTGCTAATAACTCTTTTATTTCAGTTAGCGTTGGGATTATTTGTTCAAAGTAAGTGAGGCTGTCTTTTATTCTTTTAGTACTGTCTTGTGTATTATATTGTTTTTCTTTAATAATATAAAGACTATCAGTTTGTTTTAATTTTTTTATGGTTTGTCTTTGAGATACAAATGTATCGCTAATAGCTTTTGCTTGCTCACGAGTAAACACTACAAATGTATCTGAGCCTATTGTTCTAGTCCTTTGGGAATAAGTCGAAGCGCTCACCAGTATCAACAACATTGTTATTGATAACTTCTTTAACAGTTTGTAGTTCATGTTTTGTTTTAATTAATGTAGTTTCTAATTCTTTTTTTTCTTCTTTTAATTTAGTTACAGTTTCATGTAACTCAATCATTTTAGATTTTTGTTGTTGATCTGCTTTTTTAGTTATTGTTGATGCTTTAATTAAGTTTTTATCGCATTTAACTAAGATTGCTTCTACATCAACTTCCGATTCTTTTTTTCTTACTGGTTCGGAGGTTGTTATAGCTAATATAGCTATTAAAAAAAAGATTGAGATTATTTTCATTATTTAGACATTTGAGTTAAGATTTCTAATTTAGTAACAGTTACTGCTAGAGCACTATCGCTACGTTTAAGGGCTGTGTATAATAGTTCAGTTTTATTTTCTAATAATACTATTTTTGCTTCATGTTTTTCTATTTGTGATTGGTAATTCATTTTACCATCAACATATAAGTAACCAATAGCAATAAGAACTATAAATAATAACCCTTTAACTGGGTCTTTTGAAAATTGTTCAAATGAAATAGGCATTTTCACTATGTTACTCGTCTCCTTTGTTATCGTTGTTGCTGTTGTTATTTTCTTCACCATTACGTTTATCTTTTTTATTCATCCATTTATCCACAGATGCTATACCAAATGAACCTAAAACAATAACCATAAATCCATCAAATATGAATTCATTTAATACTAAGGGTGAACCAAAGTAACCTGTAATAAGATCTACCCCTAATGCCACGACAAGCATAAAAAAAGCGATAAAACCTACCACCGCTTTTTCGTTGATAGAGTTGTTATCGTTAAATAATTCTTTAAAAATTTTAATCATAGTTTTATATTTTAATTATCTACAAACTTGATTGTCAATAAATATAATAACTATTTAAAATCATTAAAAAAATTCTATATTTTCTTTAGTATATTTAATTTCAATGGGTTTATTTGTTAAAGAATATCCAATTGTTGCACTACTTGCATTTACAAATGTAATACCTTCATGCTCTTTTACACCATATCCTTCGTGAATATGCCCAAATACATGAAGTTTTGGTTTAATTTGTAATACTTTGTTGTATAAAGCTAAACACCCTACATTCCACATATCTCTTATAGTATAATCTAATATATACATTGGAGGGCCATGAGTGATTAATACATCAACATCTTGTGGAATCATATCCCATTTTTCTTCTAATGCTTTTCCTCTTGGTAAGTTGAATGCCCAATTAAAAAATTCAGGTTGCCATGGTGAACCATAAAATTTAATATCATCAATAATAACCTCAGAATCTTCTAAGTAATGTATGTTATCTGGTAGAGATTTTATTGCATCTACAACCCAAGTACTTTTATATTCAAAGCATATATCATGGTTACCAGCAATAAAAATAATATGTTTAAAGAATTTAGATTGTTTTTCTAACCAACTAAAAAAATTTTCTACCTCGTGTGGTTTACCTCTTCCGGTAAAATCACCAGCATGGACTAAAATATCACCTTGAGGTAATACTAAGTCTTCATGCATTGTATGTGTATCACTTATAAAAACTATTTTAGTCATGAGTTAATGTTAATTCTTCAATTAATTCTTCAATATTTACTTCTGGTAATTCTCTGAATCGTTCAATATTGAATGTAGGTTCAAATAATCCCTCTAAATTAGGTAACATTAAAGGTTCATTGATTATTTCCTCTAATAACACCCCTGTAGAATTTTTATCAGGATAATCTTTAATACCTTTAATAGTATAAATTTTTCCTTTTTTAGGTCTATTGGGTATTAATTCAATTGATTTTGAATCAAATGAATCATTTATACATTCTACTATACTTCCTATATTCATTGTTTTAAAATAAAAAACCCAACCAGTTTCTAGAACGTCTTCTAGTCTTTGTTGGGGATGTGACTGTAACTTATACCTTGGGCTATTCGTTTATGTCACTAAATGACCACTGACAGTGTGCTGATCTTACGGGAAGCATCGTGGTACCTAATTGTTAGTTTACTACTTCTGTAGTGAAGGTATCTTGAACTATTGGTTCAAATTCCATTGAATCTACTTCAATAAATGTTGAATCGGTTGTTGATACTGTTTTATTTTCTGTTGATTGGCAAGCAACAATAGTTGCCGCTAATAATACTAAGATTGCTACTTTTTTCATTTTATTCTTCTTCTTTATTTTCTGTTACTGTTGATACATATATTACATCTACTATTTTAGATTCTACTACTGATTTTACTTCAAAATTATGCTCTCCAGCACCCATTAAGTGTTTTACAGTATTTGTTTCTGCTTCGATGCAACTTTCAGCGTCTACTAAATATGCTAATTTTTGTTTTTTACCTTCATCTAAGGTAAATTGTACTTGTACTTGATAGTATTTCATGTTTATTATATTATTATATTGTTTTCTGAGTAATCGTAAAGATATGGTCTATACTTTGTTAAGGCATTTTGAAATTTACGTCTTGCTTTATAAGTAGGTAAATTTTCATCGGATTGACGCTTAGGTTTTACTGCTACCCAATAATCAATATCATAATTGGTCAGTTTATTTTCTCCTGCAAATAATATTGTTTTAAGCATATTTTTAGGGATTGTAATTAAACCTGTTTTGATTTGTTCAAGTGCCTCTTTAGGAATTGTAAAATCATTAAATTTTTCTGATAAATCGTAACTCATATTTTTTTTTATTTAATTAAATATAAAATTTTTTCTTTGCTTTTCCAAACTAAACTAATAAACCTAAAGCTTTCATATTTTCAAGATGTTCATCATCTATTATTGTAGAAGGAACATATTTTTCTGTTTCCCAATCAAACGATATTGTTTTTACTTGTTGGTTACTTTCAATATCTCTAATTTGATCTGATGACATAGGATCGGCTACATATAGAAAATAGCAATTATAACATACTAATTCTAGATTATCTAATAGATAGTTTAATTTACTGCCATCTTTGAAATTTAGTAATAGTGGTGTTTTATAATCAGTCATTCGTTTTTCACAAAACCCACATTTATAACACTCATCTTTAACATAACCCTCAGCAATTAATCTTGCTTTTATTTTATTTTCACTAAATGATTCCCAACCAGTACCCGTTGTTACAATATTTTTAACATTTGGTTCTTTACGCCTATTAGGTAAATATTTAGGTATACCTTTACCTTGTTGATTTTTATGTACTTCAAATAAGGTAGGTGAATTTATATCACTATCATCTAACCTATACATTTTAAAGTATGGTTTTATATGTTGATAACTACACCCTAGATAACGAGCAGCCGCTTTTATTGATTTAGTAAAGCGCATTGCTCGTAATAAATCTGCTTTTGAATAATGTTTAGATGGTGCTCCTTTAGATCCCTTAGGTTTACTCATTTTTAGATACGTTTCCTTTTATAAACTGAACAACATCCCATAAATCAGTAGGATTTTGTAAGGGTATTATATTCCCTTCTTTATCAGTAATATGATTTTCTGAACCGTCTAAATTAAATCTATCAAATAGATAAAAATTTACTACGGATAAAGCCTCTTTTCCTAGGTATAAAAGTAACAAAGAATTTATAACTGAATAGAAGTTTTCTTCATATTTATGTAATCCTAACTCAAACTCTTCTTCTAATAAAACTGAGCGTACTTCTATTTCTTCTAATGATGTAATTAGTTTTTCAAAGCATTCTCGATTAACGTCTTCTTCTGTTTTTCTTTTGCGTTTAAGAGTAGTATTAGCGCCTATAATATTCTCTATGGTGTTTTTAATTTTATTTGTCTGATTTTCTGGATGGTTGTTCATAACTTAATTGATTTATAATATCTCTACATTCAATACATTTATTGTAATTTTCTATATTAACATAATAATTTAAAGCATTGTTTAAAGAAGCATTCCATTGCTCTTTATCTACATTAATATAATATTCTGTGTTTGCTAAGGCAAATAAGGATATACTTTTCTTTTTATTTAGTACTCCTTCTTTAATAGCTAATACCAACTCATCTATCACAACGTCTTTTACACCAGGGATATTTATCATTTCAGAATAATCTGTATCCGAAGATATAGATAATTTAAGAATTGGTATTTTTCTTTTTTTCATATATTACATATTATTTGGTACTTTATCGGTACCCATTATTGCATCTTTAATTAGTAGTTTTATGTCTGATATAGGAATTAAAAATCCTATTATGTTTTCATAAGGTACATCTGTGTCTTGACTTACAGTTAATTTATAGGGCATTAACCCTTGAGTTAACTTTTGTTGTATCTTTTGAGTCATTTCAGCTTTTTGATCACCTTGAAGTTGCTCAGGAAACACGAATTGTACTTTAATACCCTTTTTTGTTTCGTTTTTGTTTATATCTACTATTAATTTTGGGTTCATATTATTTGTATTTATTGTTATTTAGTTTTCCTATTTTAACACATTAATAAATATATAATATTAAAGAATTTCGTCAATTACACCTAATTTAAGTGCTTCTTCTGCAGTCAGATACCATTCTTTACGTTCCTTATGGATTTGTTTTAATTGTTTTAATTGTATTTTAGTATTAGTTAAAACAATATCATCATATACTTTCCACAAACGTTTTCCTTCTTTTACTTCTTGTTCATGTTGTATAAGTTTTTCTTGAGCCATTTCCCAACTTACTTGATGATACATAAAAACTGCACGTTTTCCTGCATATCTATAATGTCCTGATGTAACTATAGCAAAAGCCATTGATTGTGCCTGACCATGAACATATATATGTATAGGTGTTATAGATTGTTCAATAACGTCTACTATTCCTATACCATCATATACACTTCCTCCTTGTGAGTTTATAATTAATTGAATTGGTTTGCGTTTGTCTGCTTCTTTAGGTTCATCTTCGTTATTTATATCATAAATAAAATTTATTACAGAACACGCATTATCGTTGTTTATATCACCTAAAGTTATTACTCTACTTGATTTATCTAAAATACGTTTATTTTTTGTCATAAATTTATTTTAAATAAATATTAAATCACCTCATACTCAATTTCAACATTTGAAAATCCCCAAGTATCAGCATTACGTGAAAACATAATATGATCATGTTCTATGTATTTGTCAAAATATTCTACCCATTCTCCAGCATCGTTATAAAATTGTTTTGAAGGTGATGCTCCATCATTCCCCATACCTTTATGAGACATATGATACAAAGGAACATCATATACTGGTACTAAATCAAATCCGTATAAAACAGCTTTCTTTTGAGCATTTGTATCTACAAAACAAGCATATAACATAGGTTCTTCATATCCTCTAATTTTAAACCATAGATTCTTAGTTGCTAATTGAAAATCACCACAGCAGTTAAACATACTGTAATTATCATTAGGGGTTACTTTAGTTGGGAAATATCTTGGTTCTGTGGTTGCATCTAGATGTTTTCTATGTTCATTTAAATTATTTAGATTAGCAATTACATCATCATACTCAATATCTCTTCTACTAAACGAATACATTGCATTTTTATTTGCTTTAAAAATAAAATCATTTAATGCTTCTTTAGTTGGAGGAATAATATCAGTAGTAGATAATACAATCCATTCAGCATCAGTGCGCCTTATACCTAGATTAAATGCTAAAACTGTATTACATACTTGGGCTTTAGGATCATTCATGGTCATCATATCCGCATATTCAGGTGGAATAGCAAAATGTTTTAATCTACCAGTTTTAGGAATTAAATCCATAACATCATATAAAAAACTATGAGTTGGTGAATTCCAATCTACATAAATTACTTCATCAAATGTTTCCAACATTGTAGTTAAGTGAATGGCAAATCGTTCTTTTTCTTTATATCCATCATTTCTACCAAAAACAACAACTGCTGTTTTACCAGGTTTAGTAAGAGGCAAATTATATTTATGAACTTCATCTTTATGGAAACAGAAAAAATTACCATTATCTACTACGTGATGAACATAATGTCCAAATTCTTCTTTAGTTAAGGGACCAGTACAATCTGTTTTATTATCCAAAGGAGATACATCATATATTTCATAATCAAACGATTTTAAAACATTATAAAAATCTTCAATTTCTTCCTCATTTAAACTTCTAAATGCTTCAACCATTAATACAGGTTTATTTTTCTTGATAAGCGGTGCTAATGTTTTTAACACTTCTTTATCTAACCCTTCAGTATCGGTTTTAATAAAGTTAATTTTATCAACTAAATCACTATATTTTTCTTTTAAGAAATCAATAGTATTTACTCCATTTACTTCTACTTTATAACCATGAAATTGTTTTATTTGTTCCCCATATTTTAGTTCATCAAAATAACCACCATTCATTCCATTATTATATAAAGTAGGATCTGAATAATTAAATGTGTATTTTTTGGTTTCAGGGGTGCTAGCTAAATTGTGAGGAATGATATTAAAAGTAGGGTTATTTTTTGCATTTTCTACTAACACACCATACGTTTTAGGATTAGGTTCAAAAGCAAGTACTTTACCATTTTCACCTACACAACTCCCAAATACAATACTAAATCCACCAACGTGAGCACCAATATCTAAAACAATTGAGCCTTTGGGAATTAATTCTGAAAATTTTTCATGTTTAAATTTAAATGCTTCTGCATTGAGTGGCTCATGAAAAGATACATTGCCTACTGATTCTATGTTATACGTGACCATAATTATACTGTTGCTACGCCTTGTTTTTGTACTACTACAGTAGCACATTCTTGGGCAAATTTAATTGATTTTTCTATATTTTTAGTTAAAACATATTCTGCTACTAATCCTGAAAGGAAAGTATCTCCTGCTCCAGATACGTCTTTAATTTGAACTTTATTAACGGGAAATAATTTACCTTTATACTGGCATCCTTTGTTTGATAAAGTAATGATTAATTTGTCTTCAATGTTTAAGTCTTTTAAAGAATATTCTGTGTGTTCATACTCAACATGATTTATTTTAATAAATGAAGCATTAACACACCATTTATCTAGTATTTTTTTAGTATCGATGAATACATTAGTATTATTTTCACAAATAAATTGAATATCTTCTTCTCCTAGAAAACCTTTATCATAATCACTAACAATAATAGCATCTAATTTAGTACCATTAACCATATTGTTTTTTATAGATTTAATTGTACCAGGTTCAATTGGAGCTATTTTATCATTTTTATCTACACGTAATAAAATTTGTCCGGATCTATCATCAACATATCTTGTTTTAGTAACAATTTCTGGGTTGCATATAAAATAAGTATGGATGCCTAATGCTTTTAGATTAGCAACAACATTGCCTGCCATTCCTGCATTAGTTTCTTCATTTAACGGATTAAATACAGGTACAGGTGCTTCGGGTGCTAAACGAACAGCAGAACCATAAATAAATTGATCTATACATGTATCACCTATAATTAATACATTAAAATTTTTAAATTCTTCTTTTTTTAGATTACTCATTCAATAATCGTTTTACTTGTTCAAAACCTATTTTACAATTTTCTTTCCAATCACCACCATCACCATTATCTGAAACCCATTTATATGAGCTAAATTTAATGTTGAAACGATGACATACTTTAGCTAAAGCAAAACATTCCATATCAAATATATCACAATTATTTACCATTTTGATGTATTCTTTAGAATATTTTTCTTTCTGAGATAAATCTATGAAATAATCTGTAGAAAAACAAGTAGAAAGGGTAGTTCTATCTAAAACTACTTGTTTATATTGTGGTTCAAATGGTGTTTCTCCATATTCACATAAAGGTCTAGCATCTATATCTTGAAATACAGATCCTACTTTAATTATTGTTCCTGGTTTATGTTTTAATGACCCACAAGACCCAATATTAATAACCTCAGTATATCCTTTAGTAAAGGCATTATAAGCAGCCATAGTAGCATTAATTTTACCAACACCACTATATATAATAGGATAATTTCCTATCTCTCCAACACCACCTGTTTCATCTGTTAGTGCTATTATAAAAACTTTACTCATACTGTATTAAACTCTTAACATTTGTGGGTTCATGAAGAAATTTTAAATCAATTAATACTAATTTATCTATAACATTATACCCTGCTTTAATACATAATTTTTCAACAGCATCCATAGTACCACCAGTAGCATAAACATCATCTACTATTACTACAGTACCTCTACCAGGTTGCATTTCTAATGTATCTTCACCATATTCCAAACTGTATGTTTCACTTACAACTGGAGGAGGTAATTTACCTTTTTTCCTACACATTACTAATCCACCTCCACTAGACATAGATAAGGCTGAGGCGAATATAAAGCCTCTAGAATCAATACCTACCCAATAATTAGGAATAGATGATAGTGCTTTTATTTGTGCAATAATATAAGGAAACATAGGTGATTGCAATAAAGGCGATATATCCTTAAATGAAACCCCTGGTTTAGGGAAATCAGGAACTTCTCTAATAAAATTTTTAAAATTCATTATTTATCTCTTTTTTGTAAAATTGGGTTATCAATAGGCCATTCAATATCTAATTCAGGATCATTCCATTTTAATGTAAATTGTTCATCAACATCTGGGTATTTTCCTTCATATGCCCATTTATAATGAAATACTGAATGATCACTCATTACTAAAAATCCGTTTCCAAATCCTGGGGGGAGTAATACTGATTGTCTTGTTTTGTCTGAGAGCATCATACCTGTCCAATTCTTGTAGTTTTTTGATTCAGGTCTATTATCTACAACAACAAAATATAGCTCACCATAAAGACATTCTACTAACTTCCATGCTTTAGAATCACCATGGATTCCCCTTAAAACATGTTTTCTTGAGGTAGAAATCTTATCATGATTGAATTTAACATCAGTTCTAGGAAATTCGCCTTCTTTCCATAATGTCCATAATTCACCTCTAAAATCATAATGGACATCGTGGTTATAAATCTTTACATCTGGGTGTACTGGTATTCTCATAGATTGTTTAGTGTTTTAATTAATGTATCAATTTTTTCTCTTTCTAATGTTGGGTAATTACCAACATACCAACCAAAATGATGAACATGATCCATATTTTTAAAATCATCATAGTTGATGTTATAGTTTTTCTTAAAATATGGTTGTCTTAATTGATTACCACCACCTGATAAGCCTCTTCTAAATTCAATACCTTTTTCTCGTAATGTTGATTCTACTTTATCTCTCATTTCAAATGAACCATCTTTTAATACAATTATAAAAGCATAGTTACATTGACCTTCTAATTCAATATCAGTATGGTATTTGTTAGAATCTAGTTTACTCATAAAATAATTAAAATTATCTATTCTATGTGTGTTATTTGAATCTAATTTTTTAATTTGAGATAAACCAATTACTGCATTGATTTCAGTACTTCTAAAATTATGTGCTGGGTGTAGGAAAATAAAATCTGGATTTAAATCAGGGTGGTTTTCAATGATTTCTTGTTTTAAATTATTATCAGTCATTTCTCTAGTCATACCATGAGAACGTAATGCTCTACATACTTGATAAAAATATTCATCATTAGTACAGATCATTCCACCTTCAATAGTAGACATATGATGTGCAAAATAAAAACTAAAATTAGAAGCAAAACCAATTGAACCAGCTTTTTGTCCTTTAAATGTTACACCGTGTGATTCACAAACATCTTCAATCAATAATATATTGTTATCTTTACATAACTGAATTAACTCATCAGTTAAAGCATTAATACCTAATACATGAGTTAAGAATATAGCTTTAGTATCAGGTGTGATTGTTTGTTTTAATTTATCAATATCAAATGAGAAATTCTTTAAATTAATATCACAAAATACAGGTTTAAATCCACTAAAAATAACAGATGAAATATCTGAAATCCAAGTAAGTGGTGGTACTATAATTTCACCTTGGCCGTGTATGTAATTTAAAGCTAACATTGTTAATTCATTAGCAGATGCTCCTGAGTTAACCATTAGATTATATTTAGTTCCTAACCATTCACCCCATTTGTTTTCAAATTCAATGACTTTAGGTCCGTTGGTTAATTTAGGTATTTGATCTTGACTTAAAAAGTCAATTAGTGAATTGATATCTTCTTTATCAATATTATCACTCATTAAAGGTAAATAAAAGTTATTCATATGTTATTTTTCTCCGTAGTAATCTCCCCATTCAACTAGTACAGTTGGACGGTTATCTGTTCTTTCATATGCATATTTAAATGCATCAAAAATTTGGTAAGGTTCATCTAATCTAATAAAATCAACCCAATCACACATAGCTTTAAAACCAGGTGTAAAATCAGCAATATGTTGGTGCTGAGGATGAAGTGGGCGTTGTGCACCAATAGATGTTCTAATAATGATTTTAGGTGCATACCCACCATCAGACATAATTTTAATTTTATCTATATGGTTTACTAACTGGTTAGCTGCTAATAATAAAAAATTCCATCTAGGGTAAATAGAAATAGGTACTGTGTTATTTAAAGCCATACCTAATGTCATGCCCATTTGCATATCTTCATTTACGGGCATTTCAAGCATTTTATTTCTGTCTACATCTTTTAATGTATTAGTAATTGCAGTTCCAGCATATTCCACAGCCTGTCCTAAGAATAGGGTGTCTGGTTTTTCACTAAGCCAATCCATAGATCGCTTTAATTCATCAAAATATTTCATAATTAAAATTGGATTCTTTTACCAGCACCTGCGTGAGGGTATTTTGTTTCGTATTGATAATAAATAATTTTTCTTGTTTCATTAGAAAAAAACAAGTTATCTGAGTTCCATGTTTTTTTAGTTTCAGTACAAACTGATTTGCTGTTGTCTTCAATTACATACGTAATAGGTAAATCATAATTAACAGCATATTTCCAATTTTCAAAAAAAGTACCTGTTTCAGATGTCATGTCTCCTACAAAACACCAAACATGATTAGTTCCTTTTTTACGTTTAATATCTAAAGCAACACCAGTAGCAATAGGAATATTTCCTGTTACTATAGCAGATGAATATACATTATATTCAGGATAACATAATGTAATAGATTTTCCATCTATAATATCTTTTTTAACTTGTTCTTGAGGTACACCTTTTAATAAACATTGATAGTGTGAACGCCAAGTACAAAAAACCCAATCATCTGATTGGACTTTTTTAAAAATATCAATCATTTGTTCTTCATTTCCATCATATAGATGAACAGGAGCTTTTATCATAGCATTATTAAAACAATCTGCTATATCTGTTTCAAAAGCAATTAATTGTTCTTTAGTTAGAAGATTTTTCATTTTCTATAATTTTACGTGTTAGTTTAATTTGTAACATTTTATTAATATTATCAACTGCTATAGAACCAAATTTATTTTTAATTTTTTCTAAAAACGGAGGATATGAGTGATATTCATCAAATGCTTTATCTCTAAATTCCAATACTTCAGCTGCTGTTAGTGTTTCTGTAGGTAAAGGGAATGTATTGTAACCATGAAATGAGAATCCTTCATAGGTATCAGGTAATGGGATTCCTTTATCAATAGCTTCTTTATATAATTTACTTCCTGGTAGTGCCATAGCAGCATATGCATTCCACCCGAATGTACATAATTCCTTTGACAAATCCAAGGTTTTCTGCATGCTTTCTTTATTATCGCCTGGGAGTCCAAAGATATAGTTGGCCATTACTTCAATATCAGCATCATGAACATGTTGGATTACTTTATCAATATCAACATCTTCAAATCTACCTTTAGATACTTCCAAACGTACTGTTTTATCACCACTTTCAATCCCTAATGCCAACCACTTAATACCAGCTTCTCTTACTAATTTAAGTAAATCAGGATGTTTAATTGTATCAACACGTGAATAAGCCCACATTCTTAAAAATTTACCATATCCTCTATCTCGAAGCATTTCACATAAAGGAACATAATATTTCCTATTAAGTAAAAACATTTCATCTGTTATTTTAATTGTATGTACCCCTAATTCAACTAATTTATCAAATTCTTTTATAATAAACTCAGGTGACCAGTGACGCATATTACTATAGTTACCAGCTACACCTATTTCATCTTCATTATTTCTATTTAATATATTAATCATACAGAAATCACATCCAAATTGACACCCTAATGAGGTTTGAATAGCAGCATATGGTGAACGCTTATTTTGATCATACTCAGCATGCCACATAGGTGCTCTATATAAATCAAGTGGTTTTTCTTTAAATGGTAATAAATCCCAAGCATAGCCTGGAAGATCAGTATCCATTTTTCCATTAGGTACTACTATTTCAGATAGATTTATTTTAGGAATATTATTGTCTCTCCATATTATACCTTTAATATCACTCAATTCATTCATGAAATTAGGTCTAGAGAGTACATTACGTAATGCATAAACACCTTCATTAGTAAAAGCAAAATCAATTGATTGTTCATCATTCATAGCTTTAATAGGCAATGCTTGAAGATAAGATCCTAAGTAACTAATAGGAATATTAATGTTTTTTTCTTTAATATACTTAGACATAAACGTAGCACCGCTCATATTTACGGTGCCTGCGTTTACATTCTGTCCATAAACTACAAAACAAATTAAACGGGGTTGAAAAGTATTAATTCTATTTATTACCTCATCTTTATCTAACTGTTCAGCATTAATATCTATTAACCCTACTTTATACCCTACTGATCGGCAAGATTCGGCTAATAGTAAAGCCCATGTTGGTGGTTCAATAGCAGCATAATCATTTGCTAAATTTTGGTAAATACCACTAGCGTTTCCGGGGGTTATAAATAAAACATCCATTATAAGTTTGTAAAGTCTTTGTTTTTAAATTTAGTAATTAATTTGTATCCACTAATAAGTTCTTCAATACCATCTTCAAGTGTAAATGTAGGTACCCAACCTTGACTTTCCAACTTAGTATTTGAAACCATATAATTTCTTTGATCAAAATCTTGCTTAAAATTATTTTCAACAATAACCAAATCAGGAACGAATTTTTGGATTTTATGAGCTAATTCTAATTTAGTACAATTAGCTGAGGTTAATCCAACATTAAAGGCATTGTTATTACATTTTTCATAGTTTTCAATCATAAATAAGAATGTATTAGCAATATCTCTAATATGAATGTAGTTACGAATAAAATGAGATTCAAATAATACTAAATAACCATCTGTTACTGCCTTATAAACAAAATCATTGACTAATAAATCCATTCTCATTCTATATGACATACCAAATACTGTTGCTAATCTTAAAGCAATTCCATTACCTGAATCTAATACTGCTTTTTCAGCATCGCATTTAGTTTCAGCATATAATGAAAGTGGTTTAAATGGTGAATCTTCTGTAATAATTTCAGTTGATGAACCGTATTGACTATTAGTATTAGGGATTAATACTACTTGATCTTTGGTAACCCATTTTGTAATGTTTTTTACTTGTTTGTAATTAACATCAATAGTTAATTGAGGATTAGCTTCACACGCTGGCATTCCTACAATAGCAGCTAATGGAATAATAATATCATGTGTTGTTACTAATGATGATAGTAAATTTTCATCTCTAACATCACCTAAAACAAATTTAAAATTTTTGTTATAAGTAAAAGGTGCTACTGATGTTTGTTTATATGTAATATTATCTATTACTGTTACTTGGTATCCCTTATTTAATAATACCTCTGTTAATACGGAGCCTAAATAACCAGCTCCTCCTGTAATTAAAACTTTTTTCATTTTTTATTTATTTTTATTTGTACAAAACTAACATTCTAACATCTCCATATAATCCAGTATATTTGTATTTATGCTGAGCATTTACAAATATAATATTAGAATAATATTGTTTAAATGGTTCTATAGCATCTGAGAATTCTTCTTCTAAGTAATCTCCATGGCCTCTATCATCTTTATTTTTTATAATGGGGTAGATGTCTTCAATAATTAATATTCCTCCTGGATTGAGATATTTGTGTGCTGTTTCTACAACATTTACTTGAGTTTCTAAAAGATGGCAACTGTCTTCAATAATAATATCAAACCCACCCCCAGCTTCAATCATTGATTTATCAATAGCATCTTTTTCAAATACATTTGTATAATGATAATAAACATTAGGTATATTCTCAGCTCTAGCATTTGTTATAAACTGTTCTACCCATTCAAATCCGTGAATTTCAGCATTAGGAAACCATTCTCTCCATCCTCGTATTGAGTGATTAAAATGAACTCCTATTTCACCTAATTTTATTTTTTTATTTCTAAAAGGAGAAAATAAGAAATCATAAACACCAGTATAGGCGTGTGCATATTCAGCAGATGGATAAAAGTAATCGTCAACCATAAAGTTTCGATTATCATTTTCAAGGCGCCCAAGAAGAGGACTTACTAATGGGGACTTATCTGTTTTATAAGAAGCCATTATATGGCATAATTCAGATGTAGATTCTGTAGTTTCAATGGTTAATTTTTTAATAGAGGTCATATATTTTTATTGTTTAGATATTATTAATTTTAGTTATTTCTTCAAAAAACATAACTAGTTTACTTGTAAATGAATCATGTAATGCAACTTCAAAATTAAAATCAACATATGGTTTCATTTTATAATATTTTTCAGGAGTTAAATTATTAACTATGTCTATTAATTCTTCTTTAGTATCAAATGTAATGATACCTCTTGAATCATAATAATCCCCTATATTCGAACAACCCCAGTAAATTGGGACTGTTTTAGTACAAAAAGCTTCTCCTATTTTTTCAGTATACCAATTATCTTGTTTTACATTTTCAACGCAAACATGAAACATTGGTTTATCATAACATATTCTTTTACCATATACTTGAGGAATCTTTTTTAGATGTTCTGGTAAATGAGATAGATCTTTGGAGTATTCATTATATCCTGGTCTAACATTATGTTCTGTATCAAAATCTTCTAGTACGTAAAACCATTTTTTAGGTATAAGAATTTGATCTTTTATTTGATATAATTCATTTCTAAATTTATGTCCATCTGATATAGTTTTGGTACCACTTAAAAATGATACTTCAAAGATTTTTTCAGTATTTAATAGTGAGTTATAATATTCATGAGAATCTTGTTGATAATTACAAGTAAATGTATAAGCATTTTCACAATTGTCTAATATATCTCTATTCCATGTTAATATTATATTAAACAAATGATGATTTTGTTTTACCCAACTATGCATTCCAAAAAATTCATTTGGTTCATGAACCATAATAAAATTATAAGGATTTAATTGTAGTTCAGATATATTTTGAGGGATATAATCATAAAAGAAAGTAATAGGTTTATCACTAAATTTTTCTTTTAGTATATTAAATGTTACATCTTCTTCAGCTGATCGAAAATTAGCGAATATTTTCATTATTTTATTTTTTTAGCGGGAGCACCAACATATGTCCCTGGTTCTTCAATATTTTTTATTACCCCGGAATTTAATCCTATTGTTACTGAATTATGGATTGATAATTTTTCTCTAATTGATGAATTGGTACCTAAATAGACATAATCTTGTATTGTTACATTACCTGATACTATAGATCCAGGCATAGCGCTAAAGTAATTACCTATTTTACAATCATGTCCAACATGAATTGCTCTGTTTAATATAGCATGTTTACCTATGGTTATATTATAAGTTAAAATACAATTAGCTCCTACAAATGAACCTTCTCCTATACTAACTGGAGATAATATTTGAGCTGAAGGGTGAATGTATGTAAAGTATTTTGTTTCCTTGGGTAATTTATTAACTATGTTATATCTATCTTTACTATTACTTACAGCAACTAGTACTTCATATTCATTAGGATCAAATTTAGATAAAGGAAAAATATAATCTTTATTTAATTCCCAATATTGATCATCTACAAAGCATTTCATAGTAAAATCACCCATATGTGCTCTTACTTCTTGTGCATGACCTCCTGCTCCTATTAATGCTCTTTTCATCGTTTAAGTATATTATTTTTTAGATGATTAACCATTTTATCCCATCCTATCTGAGATAGATCTTGTTTTCTATTGATAGATTTTAAATAGGTGCTATATAATGTTCTATCAATGTATTTATAATCTTCGGCTACTACAAGATTTTTTATTTTATATTGAGTAGTATTAGGAATGTATTTGCAGCACTCCATTATAAAAGTATCTATAGGACTGTATCCTTCTATGTCTCTAGGAAACTGGATGTAGTCTAGTAATTTTTTAGAATATAAAGTAAACCAAGAACCACCCCATTTATACACCCCAGATGATTCCAGGGTTATATCACCATAGGTAGTAATAGTATCAATTATAGAATCATTAGTTTTTTCATAACCATATGGTTCATTCATAAAAGTATCACTAACTACAGAATCCCAGGTACTATCCCATAATTTAACATACTCAGGAGTAATAATATAATTTTGTTGAATTTGTTTAACTTCTAAAGATGATTCTAAAACTAAATTTAACGTATAAGGATTAAATACTATATCTATATCTAACCATATCATATCATCTACATTAGGATACTTGTAGATATTGTTTATACAACAATCTACACATCCTTTTACTTTATCATCTACATTAAAATAATATTCATCACACCAATCAGCGTATTTTTCAAGATTTTTAAATTTATTAATAAAATAATCTTGTTTTAAAATAGAATCATTCCAATTTGTAAGATAATCTGATGTGGGGAGTGTTATGTCTAGTATAATATGAAATTTTTCTTTGTCTACGTATACTGACGATTGTTTAAGTAATAATAAAGTTCGTTCTAGGTAATCTATTTCATTTACCATAGGGAATATTTGTATAACTACTTTATTTTTCATCTATTAGCTTTTATATAAACTTCAAATTGTGATAAATCTGGGTATGGTAATTCTAAATCAGCATTATGTTTTTTAGTACCATCCATATTATAAAACTGTCCAATTAAAAGTAATCCTCTAGCAGCTAATTCAGGCATCATATAAAAATTCCAACCTATCATATCAAGATTATCTTCATGATATGAACACTCTCTACGTCCTGAGTATCTTGCTCTTTTAAACCAAAGATATGCTTCTTCATTATCAGTCAATATAGCTCCTCCTTTGGATAATTTAAAATGTTTATAGGGACCTGTAAATGAAACACACATATGAGTACCAGGTTTGTACATATCCGCAGTAAATGATAATGCTGAATCCCAAACGTTGGTTGGTTCTAACTGGTATGCTCCTTTGATTGTAGTGCCTTTAACTGGTTTGAAATTTACTTTAGCACCGGCATGAATTATTTCACAAGGTACTGAGGGGTATGTACGACAAGGAATAGTAATTTCTTTTCCTTTAACATTTTCATACATCAATGCTAAAAATAGAGCATTTGATTGATTATCAACAGTTATAACATAAGGAGCACCAGTATATTTTCCTAATGCTGTTTCAAAATCTTCTGTTACTTTATAAATTCCGTTTGCCATAATTAAATAGTATTATAAAAATTATTTTGTTTTTCCTGTTTTTCTATTGATTTAATATGATATAAACAAAAATCTTCTGTATCATATGGTAATGTACTAAGGGTACTGTGTCCTTCCAACACTTCATGAACTTTATTTTTCCACTTAATACCTTGATTTAATTTAAATAGGCGCATTTGGGGGTCACACCAATTTATTATTGGTTCGTAATATTTAATTTTTATTTTAGCCATTTATACTTAATTTGATTATTTTTTATTTTTCCATTTAATTTACCAAAGGTCATATTTAAATCTTTTGCAGCCTGGGTAATACTTTTGTATTGTTTGTTTTCTATTTCTATTGCTTGATTTTTAATCCGAGTAACCTTATTTTTATATTGTTTTCTTACAATTGGGGTTATATATTGTATTATTGTTTTCTTTGTTTTATGCATCCAAATATAACCTCCCGCTGTTTTTTGTTTTCCCATACAGCAAGCACTAATACCGTCAATTTGTATTTTTAATTCTATAGCTGCCCATTTTCCACATTCCCATTCTTTAATAAAGTTACCTTTTAAATCATATTGTAATACAGGTTTAAAATAACTCCGTTTCCAATCATATCTACCTCCTTTTGTTAAATTTAAACCATTATTAAAAGTATCATAATATTCAATCCAATATTCTTCTCTTTTATCTAACTGTTCTATAGAATAATATTCAATAACATTTCTATCAAACCTATTATCAAAAACATCATATCCATATAAAGATATATAACGTTTCAATATTTTACTCCCAGTTCTATATGTTTTTTCATTACCATTAGTTTTACCTACATAACAAATTTTTTGTTTTTTCTTATCAAAATAAGAATATATATAAGATTTCATAAATTACCCAGATATTATTTATTATAAATATCAGGAAAGTTTACTTTCTTCAATAATTAAATTATATTTTTTGTAAAGTTCATATCTATCTCTATCTTTAGGATTATCTAAATCTAGTATATCTTCTGAGGTATGGTTTTCTAATTTAGATATTTTCCAACCCCATTTTTGAATATGGTCTTGAGTTAACCCCCACACAACATTAATTCGTGGAATGTAATAACAATCAATCTCTTTATTTGCTTCTAATATTGATTTTAGATTTCCAATTAATATTGGGTTAGGGGTTTCATCAGCATCAATTTGAAATAGATAATCACCAGTAGCCCAAGTTAATAATTGATTTTTAAATGTAGCAAAGTCATTATTTAAACGAGCTTCTACTACTATAAGTTGATTTTTATATATATCTCTATGGGATTCAATGACTTTGGTGACTTTAGAATTTGTCTTGCTTATATCGCGTAAAATTATTATTTCATCGCTATCTTCTAATAGAGGATGCATACTATAAAGTAAGTGATCTAATTCCTCATATTCATCACATACTGTGATACCATAACTTATTTTCATAAAACTTAATCGTTTAGAATTTGTTTAGAATTTTCGTATTGCCAATTAAAAGGAATATTATCAGTTGTAGTAGTGTATATATTAGATTTGCTATTTCTAGGTACTAGTTTATTACCCATTATACATCCGCAAATACCACTACCACCATTTGTTGGGTTACATCCGCAAATAGTATTATATGGAACTAATTTTTCATTAGATACATCAGGAGCATTAGGAGTAACTGGCATACATGGATATTCAGGATTCAAAAGAACGCCCTTTTTATCTCCTACAGTTTTCAAAGTATCTTTAATCTTTGCTACATGATGATTTTCAATTTGAGTTATGGCAGCTAAAAATCCTTTTAGCCAGATAGTAAATTCTTGAGGAGTCATATTATTTTGAATTAGATTTAAAATAACCTACATAATCTAAAGCTTCAAGGAAATCATTTCCATCAAATTCTTTTTTAGTAGTCATATCAGGTTTACCATCTTTCGATTGTACTGCAGACCATTTCCAATTTTCTATAGAAATACCTTCAGCAAATACCATTGATTTATCATCCATTGCTACTGATGTTGGGTACCAATGTAATCCTTTTTCGTCTATAAATTCAAGATCCTTATACAATTCAGGTAATACTTCTTTATACTTTACTGAGTTCTCTTCTGTTAAGAAGGTGTTAGATGTAAACCCACAACCCATACATTGCCAGATGGTTATATTTCCATCTGACATTTCTGAGCATGCGTTTGAATTACAACGTGGGCAATTAATTAGTTGTTCCTTCATTTTATGATTTTTTTATATTTATCAAATAACTCAGGATTAGGTTTAGTATCAGATACTAAATATTGTTTCTTTTTAATTTCATTAACTAAAAGTCTCTCATTATTTAATGTCATCAGACTATTAACAAATTGATCTTTTAAATAATTAAAATTAATAAAAAATGTTTTGATTATTTCTATTTTTTCCATTTTATTTATCTTATTTTTCTTTATATTTCCATTTATATCCAAAAGCTGTTTTTTGTTTACCTTGACAAGCAGCTGTTATATCTCCTTCTCGTTTTGGTTTATTAAGATATATACATGCTTCAGATATACTATTAAAATCATTAATTATATTATTATTTTTATCTAATTGAATTATTGGTTTTCCATCTCTATGTTTTCTATTTTTAAAATTTCTTTTTGTTTCTTCATTTATGGAAGGTTTATTTTTATACTTAATATAAATATTTTTATTTATTAGATATTTTTTTACAGTAGGAAATGTTAAATTTAATAATTCTGATATTTGTTGGATATTATTATATTCATATAATTTTTCTATTTCTCCTTCAGGAATATTTTTTAATTTATAATGATTTCCTGTTTTACTATCTGTTATTTTTTGTCTAGATATATCATTTAAATTAGTAGGACCACCTCCACCTTTATTCTTATTTTCTAATTTAAATCCTTTAGATTCATGTAACAATATATAATATCTTTCTTTATCTTTCCATTCTTTATCATCTACTAACTCCAGTACTTTAATATTAATATCCAAACCATATGTTTTTTTATGTTGACAAAATCTTACATTAATATTATTACATTTACCTACATAAAAAGGAACATTATTTTTTTCTAAAACATATATAATTATCATAATTGTTATTTACAATAAATATACAAAAATTTAACTTTACTTGATTTGGGATTTAATTTTATCTGTTTTGGGAAGCTCAATACGTTTAAGAGTAGGAAGTTTAAGAACAGTTAATTTAGGAATTTTACTATCCGTAAGATTATCCAAAGCAATACCCATTTTATCCAAATTAAATTCTGTTCTTGAATGATACGCTTGTCTTTTGGCTCCTTCAACATAATTTTTATAGTTTTTATGAACATCTCTTAAATTGTCAGAGACTATTTTATAATCTACTGTAAACCAACCTGATTCCGGAATAAGCATATTTTGTATTACTGCAGATGGATGAATTTGAGTTACTTGACCTGGTAATAATACTGAGAAATCTTTATGTAAGAAATCTATATGTCCACTCCAATTAGGAGCTATTACTGGTTTAGCTGAAATAGATGCTTCTAATAATGGACGACCAAACCCTTCACCTTTAGTAAAGGTTACATGCGCTTTTATTTTTGGATGATTATATAACATATTCATTTCTTCATCATCAAACATACCATGTAACAAATATATATTAGGTAAGTCTTTACTGTCTACTAACGCTTGTATTTGTCTAATTTTATCTAGTATTTCATTTTTATCTATAATAGATGCAGTAGCTCCTTGTGTTTTTATAATTAATGCTGGTTTGTCTTTAATATTTTTAAATGTTTCTAAAAACGTTTTAATCATCATTCCTACATTTTTTCTATCTTCACCTAAAGCACCTTGTAACCAATGTCCTACAAATAAGAAAGCAAACTTTTCAGGGATAGCATCTAATGTTTGAGTTAAATCATTCTCAGACAAGGTATCTAACTTTTTATAGATATTAATATCTGCTCCTTCGAATAATACCTCTACCGGTGATGTTAGTTCAATTACTTTTTCAACTTGGCCTGTTTGTTGATTACGAGCTTCAAATTTAGAATTTTTAAATACTGCTTTAGCATGTTCTGATGATACTAAATTTAGATTCATTCTATTTAAACCTTCAATCCAACTAGAATCACAAATAGTAGTTTCAATACCTGCGGTTACGCCTATATTAAATTTACCTACAGCTTGAAATTCATTTGGAACTGTAATTTGCATCCATACATCAGGTTGTTTAGGTAACTGGGGTTGAGGTAAAATACAATCTAGAATTTGTTTATGTTCAGGATTATCTGCTTTTAAAAATCCAAATGATGTTGAACCCCATCTCTGAGGTAGAATTTTGATATCGTATTTGTTTGTTTTTAGTAAAGCTTTAACGATGTCTCTTGAGCGCGCTGAATATCCGCTATAGCAGTCTATTGGGCATGATATAACAAATAATGGTTTATTCATATTTTTATTCTTATTTTGAAATTGGGTGTTTAACGTAATGTTTTGGTTGATCTAATTGTTCTACTTTAGTGAATGAAAATAATTCTCTTGGTGTCCATTTAGTAAATGTTTCATTAACCCCATCAATAAAATTTTTGCACATTAAACGCGCAGACATCATCGATTCATCCGAAATCACCCACTTACGTGCCTCTTGAGCTATCTCATTATATTCCGCAGGAGAATTGGTTTTAATAGTATATATTTTTTGTATTTCGGTAGCTACATCTTCTGGTTGGGCTCTATCATCATAAATGTAAGGTGTTGGAACTGAGCCGATTAAGCTGACATTGCTAGGGAATATAGGAAACGCCCATTTACCATGTTTTTTAAATTTACCTTTATGGTTTGAGCCAAATTCTTCAGTAAACTTAATCCATTCACCATTTTCGTCTTCAAAACGCATTTGATCTTGCATACCACCTGTAACAGTTGCTATAATTGGTTTACCACACATCATTGCTTCTGTTAATGATAATCCCCATCCTTCATTTGAACTTATTAAAGCAATAGCATCTGCTGAATTGTATAATAAATTCATTCCATTAACTTCTAATTTTTGATTTGAAAATATAATATTGTATTTATCATGGTTTCCAAATAACATTTCTTTTACAGCTATTAAATCTGTACCGTTTTCATCAATTGCTTGGGTGTGTAAAACAAATGCTGTTTTCTTTGCTTTATCCTCTGGTAATTCATCAACAAACATTTTCCATGCTAACATTAGATCTGGAACTGATTTGCGACGAATATTTCTAGCGTTATATAATAAAGTAAAATCATACTGTTTATTATTAAATAAACGTTTTTTAAATTCTTGTAATGATAGGTATTCTGGTTTATCTGTAGTGATAGGGAAGAAATGGTCTTCATTTATACCATGAGGTACATATTTAATTACTTTGTCTTTACTTAATTCACCTAATACTACTTTGTTAATATTTTCTGTTTGTTTACTTATAGCTAATAAAGCATCACATGACTCATAAAACGACTTATTATACATAGGATAAGGTAAGTCGTCCCATATATTAAGATATATTATAGGAGTTTTAATACGAATCTCATGTTCCATCTGGAATAACCAAACCCAATATCTAGGATCAGTAAATATCATTAATGCATCCGGCTTTTCAATATTCATAATTTGAGTTACTAATGATTGATCTCCATATCCATTTGTTGGATATAAAAATACACTAGCATCTTTAATTCCTGTTATTTTACTACTATCCTCACTTAAATCTAATCGTTTACCTGCTTCAGAGTGCTGGATTGCTCCTCCAATATTAACCCAATTAAATACATGGGCTGTACCTACTACTAATTCGCGAGCCATAGTAGAAATACCTGAGTGCATTCTAATATCGTCACATAAAAGAAGTATTTTTTTACGTTGATCCTTAGGGATATAACCTTTTTTTTCCATAACTTATATACTTTATTAATTAATTTTCTGAGCTACCCGTAAAAAACGTGTCTAAAACATTGTGTATTTCTTTTTTAAATTCAGGATTAGTCATGTATAAATACATTGATCTTTCTGTTAATTTTTGGATGCTAAATTTATTTTTAATGCAATTTACTTTAAAATCTTCAAATAACTTTTCTGGAAGTTTTACTGAAGTTAGTACCATGTCTTTATTTTTATTCATAATTATATATTTGATGTATATAAATATATACAAAAATACAAAAACAACAATTATTTTATACAAAGATTAGTATTATTTATAGGACACCACTCACATAATTTACTTATGTTTTTAGTGTGTTCTTTAACTATAGGTTTGCCATTATTATCAAAACAATTTTTAACAAAACTATTAAATCTTTCCTGACTCTGTTTAAGTTTTATTTTACCATTAGCTGGTTTAAATTCTTGTATTCTTTTAGGATAATCAGTAAATTCATTTGGTTCTGCTTTACGTTTTAATATTAAGAATTCAACATCAATTTTATCTATTGGATAACAATATAATTCAGAAAAAAATTGTTTATATAATAATACTTGTGCTATTTTATATTCATTTTTCTTATCATAGTTATTCCAACCTTTAGTAGAGGTTTTTATATCATATATTTTTACTTTATCTAAATCTTCATCATACATAACTAAATCAATATAACCTTGATATATTACATTTTTACTTATTTCTTTTTGTAGTGGCATTTCAATACCTACTAATTGAGAACCTTTACTAGAAAAATATATTTTACGTTTTTTCTTAAACCACTCTAATATAGCAACACCATCATCATAAAACTCAGCCATTTCTTCAGGATTCGAAAAATGTTTACCATATTTTTTGTATTGAGTTTGATATTCCTCTGTTAATTTAGTTTGTAATAAACCAAATATGTCTTCTTTATCTGCCGCAGTAAATGAAATCTCATAACCTGTTTTTAAATAATGTTGAAAGACATGATGTATAGCTGTACCAAATACTAGATTCATATTTGGAATAAAGGGTATTACCTTTTCTACACTTTGTTTATACCATTTGTAATTACATTGTTCATATGTTTGATATTGTGAAAATGATATTACTTTTTGATAAGAGAAATCAATATCTTTAGGAATAAATTTCCATAAAGGTAATTTGTTTTTAGATTTAACTCTATTAGGTTTAGGTAAACCATTAAAATCTGTATTTGATTTAATATATTTAGCCATAAATTTGTCTGATTATTTTTCCTAATTCAATATCATTAGGATATTGATTAATTGTTTGTTTCAATATAGGAATAATAGACATTTCTTTTTTTAAATATTGAGCAAGATCAAGTGCTTCTTCATAAGCATGGTTTATAAAATCATCGTTATTATTAGAAGATAAAGTAGTACCATATTTTTTAATACCTAGATCAGCTCTACGTTTTAAATCTTCCATTACCGATGTAGTAATAGCATCTTCTGGTTTTTGAATATACTCTCTGTTTACTTTTTCTTCCCAAAATTCTCCTATAACGCTCATATTTTTATATTATGTTTTAAAATTTTTTAATTATTTATTTTCCATTTACTTGTAATACAACACTATTTAATTCGTTTTCTGGTAACATTTCAATATATTCTTTAGCTTCTCTTTTACTTACCTCAAAATATAATTGTACAGCTTCTAATATATCTTCCTTATATTCCTTTTTATTTTGTGCTTTAATATACTTTGAATACACATATTGTGTAGGAATAATATCTTTATATAAGTTATATAAATACTCACCTTTTATCTGCCATGTATTTTTTTGAATATAATTTACTACTTCACAATAATCTCTATTCATACTTAATATCCTGTTACACATCCAATTATTAAAACCTTCATCTCCTAAGTATTCTCCTTTTTGAACGGTTATGTTTTTAATATGATCCCAGATAGTAATTTTTTTATCTTCCATTAATAATATTTTGAATCATCATTAAATCTTTTATCCACTTCCTCTTGTGATCTACGCATTCTCAATTCCTCATTAAGGGATTCTAAAGATAATGACATCATTTTAAGTTGGCCCTCTGCCTGTTGAAGTTGGCTAGTTAGATTATCTTTATCTGCTTTAAGATTGATTACGTATTGCCTTAAAATTTTTACTTCTTGTTCTAATTCTGCTTTTATCATTTTTAATTTTCTCCAGAACATTATTCTGCGTTTTGTAATTGTTTTAACTGGATTGGTAGTGTTTCTTCTAGTGGGGTTTGACATTTAGTACAAATCATAATTTGGATTGGTATTAAAGCATCTTGGGGAGAACCAACTAAAAATTTAGATACTTTACGTAACATAACTCCATCAATAAATGTATTATTATTACACTGATTACATTTAATTTCCGTTGTTTTGTCTAATGAGACATTAATATTATTTTCCATTTTATTTTTAATTGTTATATTTCCAAAGTGAGTTTTTATATATGTGATTTTCTTTACTTAAAGCATATTGTATTCCTGTATATCCATTATTTATCAATTCAGATCTAGAGTTCCATATTTTAATTATTTTATTACTAATAGGATTAATTTGTACTACTTGTCTAAGTAATGGATGTTTATTGTTTTCAAACCATTCTTTTTTTTTCTGGCTAATTCTTTTATTTCCACCATTACTTAATAATGAATTTGATATTTTCTGTTTTGTTTCTTCTGTGTTGGGTTTACTATTAGATTTTCTTATAGCTTCTTTATGTTCTTCAGTACAAACATAATTAGTTTTAAATTTCCTACCTTTTAAAGCTAAAGATAGTTTACCTCCAAATCCATCAGGTTTAGGACATCTATTTTTAGATCCTATTTTTTTTCTTATATCATCATTAACAAATTCAGGACCTCCTCCTCCTTTATTTTTATTTATAACATCATACCCTAAATCTTTATAATATTGAATCCATTTTATTTCTAAGGGCTTCCAGTCCTCACGATCTAAAGATTCAATTTCATCTATGATATTTAATTTAATAATAGAACCAAATGTTTTTCTATGAGCCGATTCTCTATGTTTTATATTTATAGTTTTTCCTATGTATACTTTATTATCTAATAATTTTATTAAGTATATAAATGTTGTTTTTTTCATATTTTATATATGTTTACGTATATAAATATATGAAATTTCGATTTCTTACAGGAACATAGTTTATCCTTTTATTAAATGTTATTTTTTTAATATTGTTAATATTTTACTTAATAAAGAGGCAATATTGATTTCTTTATCAGGTACTGTTCTTGATCTCCATTGAGCCTCATCTAATTCAATAGTAATTTCAGCTTCATAACCTTTACCATATACATTAATATTTTCAAATAAATGTTCAATTAATGGTTGGTAATCATCTACCTGAGCGTTTAATACAATTTGTCGCATATTTATCCAACTATCTTTAGTAGGTTTTTGTAGTACTTCTATAATTTTATTACACCAATTAATATTAGCTTCTGTAAATATAAACTTATTATCTTTAATACTAGCTTGTAAATTTTTAATAATAGAACGAATATCTGGATAGTGTTGTTTAATTACTTGAGCTACATCTTTAATATTATAAGTAATTTCTTCTATGTCTAATACATTAATGCAAACGTGTTTTGCTACTTCGCCTTTAGATGGAGGAATTAATTTATGAATTTCACAACGTGATTGAAGAGGTTCAATTAAACGCTCGATATAATTACAAGTTAATACAAAACGAGTATTTATTGAATATTCTTCAATTATATTACGTAAGGCGGCTTGTGCTGGTTGAGTTAAAAAATCTGCTTCATCTAATATTATTATTTTAATAGGATTAAATGATGCTGATGATGCAAAGCCTTTTACTTTTTCACGGATCATATCTATGCCGTTTTCATCACTAGCATTTAAATAAAGATAATCACATTTAAGATTATTAACGATTAATTTAGCTAATGTAGTTTTACCAGTACCTGCTGTTCCTGCAAATATAAAATGAGGAATATCATTAGAGGTAATGCAATCAGAAATACGATTTTTAATCTCTTCATTACCAATATACTGATCTAATGTTTGACTACGGTATTTTTCAACCCAAAGTGTATGTACTTTTTTCATATTGTAAATATAATATTTTTTACTTTGCTTTCCAAATACTTTTTTGTTCATGAACACCTAAAAACCCATTATTGTTTAATAACATTTCTTGTGGAAAATAGCTATAACTAATTCGATTGGCATTTAACCATTCTGTTAATCCAAACGGACCAAAAGGTTCTAAAGAATGTACAACTAATTGCTTTGTTTTTTTATATATTTCACCATCATACTTTAAATTAATTCTATTTTTACAGTATGTAATACAACTACCAAAAATATTAGGTTTGCTTATTATAAAAGGATCATCTATTAAAGTATTTTCATTTGTAGATGTTAATACCACATCAACATTAGGAAAATTAAAATTATTCATTATTTTAGTAAATGGTTGCTTCCATACAATATCAAAATCAGTGTATATCCCTCCATATCTTTGAAGTATTATGTATTTTAACAAATTACATTTACTTATAAAAGATAGGGAACTAAATATGTTCCCTAAATCATAATATTCTACCAATTTTAAACAATCTTCCGTTTGCCATATATTGAATTTAAAACCTTTGTTTAACTCAACACATTTTTGGTAATTTGATATGTATTTTTTAGGTATATTATTGTTCCCTATCCAAATATAATGTATTTCCATATTACATTCCTAAATCCATCATAGGATTATTATCCTTTTTATCAGATGGTTTGTCGTGTATTACACATTCGGTCATAAGTAATGTTACTGCTGCGGCCGCTGCATTTTGAATAGCTGAGCGTACTACTTTAGTTGGGTCGATAATACCTGATTCATAAGCATTAACAGTAGTATTATTTACTAAATCAGGTACCATCGATGGTTCTTGGTTATATAATTTTAACCACCATTGGTTAGTATCTTCACCGGCATTAGCTAAAATTTGTTTAGAAGGAGCAGCACATGCATTATACACAATTTGTGCGCCTTTTGCTTTATCGTCTTTTCCATCTAAATTAATAGCATTTCTAGCATGCAATAAAGCAACACCAGCACCAGGTAAGATACCTTCTTCAAGAGCAGCTTTAGTAGCTTGTAAAGCATCATCTAAACGATCTTTCTTCTCTTTCATTTCGATTTCAGTTCCACCACCTACGTTTATAATTGCTACACCACCTACCATTTTAGATAAACGTTCTTGTAATTTTTCAATTTCATAAGGTGAACTTGATTTATCAATTTGAGCTTTTAATTCTAAAATACGAGTCTCAATTTTATCAGCATCTCCTTTACCATCAACAATAGTAGTTGTATCTTTTCCTACAGTTATTGTACGAGCAGTACCAAACCAATCCTTATTAAATTTGTCTAATTTCATACCTTTAATCTGAGATACAACACTACCTCCTGTTAAAGTAGCAATATCTTCTAAAATTAAAGTTCTACGGTCTCCAAAATCAGGAGCCTTAACCGCAACTACTTTTAAAATACCTCTCATTTTATTTACAACTAAAGTTGATAATACCTCATCACCGAAATCTTCAGCAATTATTATTAATGATTTTTGTTGTTGAGATACTGATTCTAAAATAGGTAATAAATCTTTAACTTGATTAATTTTACCATCGATTATTAATAATAGGGCATCATTTAATACTGAATTCATTGTATTATTATCAGTAACAAAGAATGGTGATTTGTAACCACGATCAAATTGTAAACCTTCTACTACTTCAAGTGATGTTTCACCTGAGCGTGATTCTTCTACTGTTACTACACCATCTCTGCCTACTTTTTCTAAAGCGGTAGCAACTAAATTACCTATTTCTTCATCACCATTAGCTGATAATGTAGCAATTTGTTTAATTTGTGTTTCATCTACAATATCGGTTGATATTTTCTTTAATTCCGATACTACTTCTTTAACAGCTTGCTCTATTCCGCGTTTAATTTGCGTAGCATTTGTAGATGCGTAAGTCGTTGCCTCTAAGGCTTGAGTCGCAATATTATGCGCTAAAACGGTAGAAGTCGTAGTACCATCACCAGCAGCATCAACTGTTTTTTGGGCAGCCTGTTTAATAACGGTTGCTGCCATATTTTCAATTGGATCTTCCAATGTGATTGTTTTAGCTACAGTAACACCGTCCTTAGTAGATGATACCTGTCCATATTCTTTTTCAATTAAAACATTACGACCAAAAGGTCCCATTGTTACTGATACAGCTTTATTGACCTTGTCAATACCTGCCTTTAGCTTTTCTTTAGCTTCGCGATCAAAACTGATTATTTTACTCATATTTGTTGTTTGTAAGTTTATTATATTCGTTTTTAGGGATAGTAACAGTTTCTTTTAATCCAACTAATTCCTCAATTGTTTCTGGAGAAAGTCTGTATGGTAAATAGTTTCCTTCTAAAACAGCAAAGATGTCTTGCTCTTTATAAATAAGGAAATCTTCACCTTGGATAGATAATTTTTGTCCACCAAATGCAGGGAATGATACTTTTTGTCCTACTTCTACTGTGTTAGGAATTAATACTCCATTCATGTTTATAAGACCAGGGCCTACAGCCACTACCTCACCCATTAATGCTTTTTCTTTACCAGCATCTGGAACAATAATATTTCCATACATTGTTTCTGTTTCGTCTTGTTGTTTGATAACAACGTGATTGTGTAACGGTTTAATTTTCATAACTTTGTGTTTGTATATAAATATATAATTTTTATTCTTTTCCTACTAAGACGTAACTAACTTTTACACCTTCCTCATTTTCAAAATTTATTTTTAATAATCCTTGCTCACTAACATATAATATTCCTGATTTTAAATCTTTATTAGCTAATAGAATCTCATTAAATTCTTCTAATGCAAATTTTACTGGTGTTTCTATAACAGTAGTTTTAACTGCCGGGATGTGGAAATTAATTTTATTTGTGTATCCTTCTGTACCTCCTAAATTAAACAGTAAGGCATTATTCAATAATGAATCAGTACCAGAAGATATAGTAAATATTTCAGATGTTAATGCTTTTTTAGCTTTAACAAACTTGTCAATGAATTCTCTATTAATTAACGCTTCCATCTCATATTGAGGTTCATCAAAAGTAGGAATCGTAGGGGTTAACATTGTATCCGCTAAAGCATACTCTAAATTATATTCAGCATCTGCTATTAATAATTTGTTAGAAACTTTACCTTGTTTTTCAATACTTAACTTAAGTAAAGCATCTGTAATACCTATTAATTTTAGTAATTGTGAAGTATCATAAATACCAAATTCACAATCATTTAATTCAATATTAGGAGCAGTTATGTTTCCTACTAAATTTTTATTAGTAGTGATAAATTTAGATTCTAATGTTTTATTATTTACAGAAATTTTAATACGTTCTACTAAACCACCTAAATGGTATTTTTCAATAACATCTAACAAATATAACTTTTTCATAACTTAAATATATAATTTTTATTTTGATTTACCAAATAGATTTTAAGGTAGTTACTAAAACCGAAAGAATTTTGAAATCATTTTATCTAATACAGGGAATTCACTACCCCATCCTATATCATTATATACACCTTGTAGTTTATTTAATAATACTGAGTTAAATGCATCTTCTCTATCAACATATTTATCAATAAAATCCGTGATGAACTGAGGATCATTCCCATTAAATCCAATTACATTTATTTCAAACGGATTAGGTTTTAAAGTAACATATTTCATTTTATCACCCTCAGTAAAACAAGAATATTGCTTATCTAATCGTTTAAATCGTAGAATGTCATTATAATATACAGCCGCTTTAGTATTAATAGGACATTTTAATTTTAATTCACTAAATATTTCTCCAGGTGAAGGGCGTTTAGCTATATATGAACCAATTTGTTTTACTCCTGTTGGTTTAGCAATATCTGACCAAGGTAGTTTGTTTAGAGATGATTTAAAGTTTATTATACTAGTATCTATTTCATTTTTAGGTTTACCTGACATTATTTCAGATAATAGATTTTGTCCGAATTTTTTATATAGTGGTGGCATATTTGACTTCATCAAATCTAATCCCATCATTACTAACTCCTCTACAGGTACTCCTTCCTTATTCACAATTAACATAGCATATCTACGTTTACCTGAATGGTAACTTCTTTCGATTACTACTTCTTGTTTTAATTCGAAGAAATGAGTTCTATCATTAGGTATATTAAATGATCTCATAGCAAACTCACCTATAAAATTATTAGCGGCAGTTTGTAATTCAGTAGCAATTTCTAATGTTACTCTAATACATTCTTCTTTATTAGTTAAATCTACTCCTCTATCAAGTAATATATCTTTTACATGGATAAATAAAGAATCGGTATCACTAGTTATAATCCTATCTACATTGGTTGTACTTAATATTTTATCTATATGTTCATTCATATATGATATACTTTCCTGTAAAAGTCGTTGACCAGTTAGTGTGATTGCTGATGAAATCATCTTATGTCCATCTGTATAGCGCCATCCATTAATAGCGTAGCAACCATAAACGTCATTCAATTTAATCTTATAAGCGTGTTGTAATCGATGATAATGGTCACCTAAATTAGAATCTCCTGCTTTATATGCTTGAGACATTAATTTTTTATAATGTTTACGTTTATTAAACCAGTCTGTTAATACCTCACATACTACTGATGATTTATCTGTTCTGAATATAGCTCCACTAGCTGCTGTTATCCACTTATTATCTTCAATTAATTTAATAATTTTACTTACAGGTACTTGTGCTCGTGATAATGTAAAATTTTCTTTTAATTTTTCAATAGTGACTAAAGTATCAGGTTTCATGTTTAACAACTCTTCATACGTCCATTGATTATCGTATTTATCGTTGTTTACTATGCGTCCTACGAGCGTTTCAATACCTATATTGAGTGAACGAATAATCGACGGATACAGCGAAGTAAAATCGAGATCAATAACCCACTCATATAGTCCTGGTATAGGATCCTTTAAATAACCACCTGCATAATCATCATCTGTACTATCTTTTAGTGATGGATTTATTGTAGTTGGTTTGTTTGGTGAAACTATATCTTGTCGTTTTAGATATGTTAATATAGCTCCATCATTCAGTACTGTTGATAAATAGATTTGCTCGTAAGGTACATGGCATAAATGACAGATAGCTACTGTTAAGTCAATAAATTTAAGTTTTTTCTCTAATTCAATGATAATTTCAACATCTCGTAAGTTATACTCAATGAATTTATTAATATCATCCTGGAATAAACGGTCTAAACTATCTTCATATTCAACTTTACCTAATTTAACATATTTTGTACCTATATCACCTAATTTATATGATGGTTCTTGTTTTACAATGAACTTTTTAAATAATAACATATAATCTAGATGATTAATACCGCCTAGCTCTATTGGTTGAGCAATATCCCACTCAGTAAAATTTAATTTACGTAGAGGAGATAAACGTTGGGCTTCATCGTAACCTAATACATTTAATATTCTGTAATACATGTAAGGAATATCAAAAGATCCACTATTCCATCCTGTGATGATAGTAGGATCTAATTCCTCCCATAAATCTAGAAACTTACGAAGCATTTCTGCTTCTGTAGTGAATGGTACTATGGTTCTATTTTCGTTTTCGGTAAATTTTAGTTGATTTTTTTCATCTAATATATAACAATAGTAACGTTTAGTGGTATGATCATAAACTGATACAGATGTCATTTTTTTAGGAGCTGTTTTGATGTATTCTGGTGTTAGTGCTCCTCCAATTTCACACTCGATATCAAAATAAACTACATTATGGAATTTAGGAGCATCATCACTATCTTTGTATAGATCTATTAATACTCGAGTTAATTTATCTACATCTTTTTCATATAGTGAAGTATCTTTCCAGTCGTATTTTTGTACAGCATATGCTCTTTTACCATCTAATGTTTCTAATGGACCACTAGGATCTATTTTATAAAGTTCAGGTGTGTATTTAAAATCTATCCATCCTCTCTCATCATCTTTTAAATAATAAGTGTAGGATGTTCTATCGTAATATGCGGATTGATACATTTTGTAAAGATAAAAAAAGAGGCTTGGACAACCAAACCTCTCTTTCATTTATTTTTGTTTATTATATTAAGAAGAAGCTCCTTTTAGAACAGCAAAACTAATAACTACAGTTCCCGATTGAGTAGTACCATCATTTTTTACGCGAATATCAAATCGATTACCACTTACTGAGTATATTTTACATTCAAAATCATTATTAGGAGCTGATTTAATATTTAATATTATTATATCATCTGTATTAACTTGGTTATTATTTACTGTAAAATAAAAAATAGATCCTGCATCATATGTAGTTGTCAATGTAGTTATTCTTCCGCTAACAGCATTTATACTTACGGCTGATGATGTAGATGTTGTTTGAGTTACTGTCGATCCTGTTCCGTATCCTATTAAACCAGTAGATGTAATGGATCCAGTTACAGTTAATGAGTCTGTAGATGTAATAGATCCTGTTATTCTTAATGAACCTGTTACAGTTAATGAACCTGTTATTGTACTATTGCCCCTTAATGTAGTTGATCCTGATTGTAATAATGAACCTGTTACAGTTAATGAACCTGATACTATAGTATCATCATTAATGTAAATATTATTTCCATTAGCACTAATACTCATTGCTGTGTAACCAGTACTGTTATTAACTATATTAATGGAATCACTTTCGCTCTTAATATTAATAAAAGAAGAATTAGAAGAATCAGAAAAAAATATTGTAGGAGAAGCATTGTCTATCTTTAAATCATATCCTGAAATTGTAATATAATTACCAAATTGATTTAGGGAACTTGTAACAAGATGTGTAGATCCGCTAAACATAGCAATATAATTATTAGAACCTGATGCTTTTGCATCTAGGTATAATAAATTATTATCCATATCTGCGAATGTTAATTCTGAACCTTTTGCATTAGGACCAAACTGTCGTGTTATAGGGTATGCCATTATTTATAATTATTTACATATAAATATGTAAAATAAAACCCCTCAATTGAGGGGTTTGTAGTAATATTATTGATTTATTTATTTAGCGGCTACGCTGTGAGTCAAACTGAAATTGACCGCTATATAAATTATCGGTTGTTGTAGATGGGTGGAAATATATTTGAGCTACACGCGCATCTTGTTCAATAAATACAGTTTCATGTACATACATTAAACTACCCATGTGTTGTGTTTCGAATCCCGGATCAAATACTGGGCTGTTAATTATTGCACCATTACGATACAACGATGAGCGTTGTTTAATGAAAGCCGTACGATCTGCTGGTATTTTGCATCCTTCATGAAAAGTAATATCGTATACTCCTGGATATAATATCCAACCATTATAACCGTCTAACTTAGTAGGTTGTAGAGGTTCGTAATGGGCTAATATAGTTTTATCTTTTAAGATAAATCCCATTTTAGTATTAGATACTACTTGTTGTACTGATTTAATTGAAAGATCATAACCAACTTGACTTGGCTTTCCTTTAGTGTGTTCTAATTTTAATAGACCTTCGTCTATAATTTGAGATGAATTAAGCATAATTTTATTTATTTTACTATTTTACAATTCTTCAATAATCCCTAATATTTCTGCTGTTGTTAATATTATTGCTGATGTTATAATCCATGTATTATTAACATGCATCAATGCAATGTAACCCATAATTCTTATTATAGATTTAGCTATACTAGTTACAAAGTGTTTGTTTGTTTTTGATTCTTTTGGTTGCATATTACTATTTTAATGTAGTTCCGTTTTTTTCTATAGCGTGGAGGAATTCTTCGCGAATTAAATTATCTTTTTCCATAAAGGCTCCTGAGAACTTATTAGTAGTCATTACAGATGGATGTTTAATTCCTCTATGTGAGCAACAAGTATGTTTACAAGCGATACTTACAGCTACCGAATGACAATCTAATTTGTTTGCTATATAATCATGGATTTGTTGAGTTAATGATTCTTGCATTTGCGGTCTACGAGAAAACCATTCTACAATACGATTTAATTTACTTAAACCTACTACTTGTTTACCAGGTAAATATGCTACTGTAGCATAACCTGTAAATGCTAAATTATGGTGAGCACACATTGATGTAACGGGAATACCACCTTGTACTACTAAACCATCATAGTTATCTTCATTAGGAAAGGTAGTAATATTAGGTTCGTTAGATACTGACCCTATAATTAAGTCTTTTAACCAAGCTTTTGAGACCCTTTTAGGAGTATCAATTGTTTGAGGATCAGCTTGATAATCAAAACCTAAGGCTTCTAAGAACTTACCATAATGAATAGTAGCTTCTGTTATCATATTTTCAATTTCCTCAGATGTACGAGGTAAATTACCATTCGATTTTTTTATTTTTTCCATACTTTAAATTTAATCTATTTCTTCTGACTTTCCAAATATTACAGAACGATTTCTATAAAGTCCTTTTTCACCATCTAATCCATAACCACATAGCCAAGCTTCATCCGTTAATTCTATACCATGTAATACAGGCCACTGACTTGTGTGTTTTTTGAATAGTACTACAGGAGTAATAGAACGAGGTTTATGGTATTTTCCTAAGTGATCTATTAATTTAGTTAATGTGTTACCTGAGTCTAAAATATCATCTATCACATATACATTTTTTCCTGTAATATCAGTAGTGATATCTTTAGTAATATTAACTGTAAATTGTTCTTGGCCTTGGTATGATTTAGCTTGAATAAAATCTATTTCACAATCTATGTTTATATGTTTTACTAAGTCAGTAAAGAACATAAACGCTCCATTTAACACACAGATCATTACTGGTGGGCTAGGATCGTTATAATGTTTTCTATAGATCTCCGCTGCTACTTTATTTACAGCAGCTTGAATTTGTACTTGGTTATATAATATTTTCATTACATGTTAAAATTTTCATTTTTTAATAATAAAAAGTCGCTAATATCTTTAGTACGTTTATATCGTTTTTTAGCATCTATAATTTCGTTAATAGATACAATACCATAGTACTTATTATTGTGACTATAGAAAGTAGATGGGATAGGTAATGTATATGGATCAACAACTAATATATTCAAAATATATCCATTCTTTTTGAATTTATAGTTTGTTTCATTTAAATATGCTCCATCATTTTCGCAATCAAAAAATCGAAGAGCTTTTAAATAATCCTTTTGTTTTTCTGTTGGGTTAGTAAGTACAATATCTAGATCACCTATTGATCTTGAAAAATTTAATCCATGTAATTTAAGGATTAACGAACCACCTAATCTAACATTTTTCGCTGATGGTGATAATTCTACTAAATCATCAATGATGATTTGAAATACATTTAAGTAATTGTTTAGTTCTTGCATTATTTTATTGTTTTAGTTTTATAATTTCGGCAATAGTCTCTTTTATTATTCTCATAATAGCATCGCTATTTGGATAGACAAATCGATTACCTTCTTCTTCAATCTCAATTAAAGTATCGTTATGCTTAATTTTTATTTTCATAACTTATACGTTTAATGTTTTATTCCAAGCTGCAATATGCAAACGAGTCAATCCACGGAACTTATATTTCTTAGCCATCTCCAATACAAATTGAGTACGCTCTTCAAAGTTAGCAGCATCATCTAAACCAGGCATACACACTACGTTTTTAAGAGGTATATTGAAGGGTTCTATAAAGTCTCTAAATAATTCCTGTACATCTTCTTCCGTTGAAATAACAAATTTAAATTGGTAATTGGAATGTTCCATAATACGTTTAATAGCATCTGGATTAATACGTTGTTTCTCAGTCATACCTGAGTTAGATAGTTTTGGTGAGCAGTTAATTTGATTAATAATACTAAACAAATCATCTTCAATTACTATAGTACCATTTGTTTCAATTTCACTATAAGAATTAAATATAGGTGCATCTTGCTCACTCCAATATTCATGGAAATTAGCAATAGCTTCCTGATGTTGTTTAATAGTAGGTTCACCACCAGTCCAAATAATGTGGATAGTACCATTTAATATATCTTCATAGATACCTTGCTCTTTCCATCTATCAATTAGGTATTGGAAGTCTTTATCTTCACCTCTCCATAACCATTGTGATGTTGAATCGCAAGTCCAAGTTGCTTTACCTTCTAGCTCTAAATCACCTTTGAATATCTCTCCATCTTCTAATGATTTATCTTTTGCTAATTGATTTGCAAACTTACGAGACATACCGCAGGTTAAATTACATATTCCTAATCTTACGAAATATGATGGTACTCCTGTTGATATACCCTCCCCTTGAATGCTGTAAAAATCTGAGGAGATTAATAATTTATTTGGGTCTATTTTACTCATAACTTTTTATTTATTTTATTCGATTTCGAATTCTTTTTTTAGTTTAAGATATTGTTCGTATCTATTCTTTTTTAATATTGATTCGGTAGAACGTTTTCTTTCCATTCTATCCTCATATTCTTCGTCAGTTTCTTCAACCATTCGTTCGACGCAATAATAGTAATACCCACCCCACGAATTACTTTCACTATAATGTCCTTCCTCATATCCGATACCTATTATATCATCATCCTCAAACTGAAAATCTTTAATATCTTTCCAAGTTATTGGATTATCACTTTGGATATACTCTATATATTTTTTTATTTTAATCTTGTTCATAACTTTTTATTTACTTAAATATATAATAAATTTTTTTATTAACAACCGTAATGTTGTTCGTGATTAATTGTTTTAGCGTAACGAGAACCACTTGGATAAACCCTTACTTCAAATTCTACTTCTTTACCTTCATATAGATTATATCCATCCATCCAAGTTTGACTATCAGGATGTAATGGAATAGAATCATAACCTGATGTTAGTTCATCTCTCATTACTTGATACAATACGAACCAACCCGCTTTTGTATTTTTAAGTATTCCTTTCATTTTACTATTTGATTATATGGTACCCATTTTGTAGTACCGTCTTGCCAATTATGAAAAGCTAACATTATGTTATTTTCAATATCTTTACCAATTGCATTAAATCCATATCCTTCACATATCATAGAAACATATGAATTAGATTGTAAGGCATCTGCTTCTTTTAAAATATCAAAATCTCCGGGCATACCAAAATCATTTTGTTCACACCATTGTTTACTAAAATCGGCCATAATTTTTTTATTAACAACCGTAATGTTGTTCGTGATTAATTGTTTGATTTGTATTATTTATTTTAGAGTTATCTTCGTAATATACTGAGCTGTTTTTATTATTTTCCATAAATTTAACTCGTACTACTTTTACACGTCCGTTAGTTTCTTCTTGAACAAATGTATTTAATTTTTCGTAGATATATTTAGCAAATTGCTCTGCTCCTGTTGCTGGTATAATACGAAGTTGGATGATACCATCTTTCCACATCTTTATAAAATTTCCTAAATGTGGATCATCTTCTGCTATAATAGTAGTGTGATCAAACATATCATCCATCCAGGCTTTAGGATTCATTCCGTCAATAGTACCTTTAGCACGTTTCATACCTCCAAAATCCCAAACCCAGTTACGTTCGTCCAATTCACCTTCAAATGTCACTTTAAATGATATTCCATACCCATGTAAGAATCTACAATGCGTTCCTTCTGCTTTCCATTGACGGAATATACAACTAAAACCATCGAATACTTTTGTTGATTGATATTTTCTCATAATTCTTTATACAATTAAATAAAAAACACCTCCCTCAAAATGAAGGAGGTGTATGTTAATACTTAGGCATTAGCCATTTGACGTCTACGAGAAATGTTATACATAGCGTTTGCTAATGTATCATTTACATTTCTTTCACCACGCATAACATAGTTAATAAAACGTGTTGTAAATTCTGTGGTTTCTGCTAATCTTTTAACATCTCCATTGCGTTTGCGAGCATTGTAAAATGCTAGCTTTTCGTTTTTGTTTAATCTATCCATAACTTATTTATTTATTTAAATATAAGATTTTAGTCTTGACCTTCCAAATGATTTGACAGTATTTTATTTAGAGTTGAATAATCTTTGATGTTGTATTTTTTAAGAATATCTTTTTTTAACATATTTTTTAAATCTTTTTTTATTGAAAATCGAATTTTTCTCCAGTAAATTCTTCTTCTATTTTAATAGCATAGTTTTTTACAAAATCCCAAGACACTAATGTTCCATCTTCTTCAGCATATTGAATTGGATCTTCCAAACCTAGAATAATAAAACTAATAATTCGTTCAATACTAGCACCTGATTTGTAATCAGAATACCATCTACCTTTAGTTTCTATAAGAAGAAGACCGTCTTCTACTTTGTCTTTAGGAGCGACATATATTGGAGCATAACTAGTGTTGGTACGTTTGTAAATTTCTTTATAGTCTAGACCTAATTTTTCACAGCATTCTATTCCATCTTTTAATACTCCTGTTTTATCAGTTATATTGTAAGGAGCATAATAGTCTACTTTATCAGAATCCCAATTTCCTATTTTGAAAGCATATTCAATAGCTTGCTTAAATTCTTCAGAACAATCAGGATAAATTCCACTTTGTTTTTTATTATCAAAATCACCCATATGTGTACCTAAAGAAATATTACAGTGATTTCCTGTTCTTTTCACTATAGATAAGGCGACGGCATATATGATTGAAGAAAATATAGCATTACGATTTGGAACCACTGTTGTTAAAGCATTTTCATGAGCATAATGTCCAGTTTTCATTTCCATAGAGTCATTATCTACTAATCCACTTACTAACAACTGTGATAAACCATCTAATTTAATGATTTGATGAGTAACTGGAGGATATATTAATTGTGCTTCATCTCCAATTATTTGACCAGACCTATTATTAATATACTCTACTAATTCAGTAGCACGTTCTAATTCAACTTTGTGTTTTTGTCCATAATCAAAAGAGAGTGCAACTACTTGATAGTTTTCTGATAGGAGTTTAATTAATAATGTACTTGAATCCATTCCTCCTGATAATGCGATTACCGCGTATTTTTTATTTTTATCCATAACTTTAATGTAATTAATTATTTTTTAATTTTAGATTATTTTATTAGAAGGGTAAATTATCGTCTTGTAAAGTATCACTATGATTTGTTGTAGGTTTGTTAAAATAAGAATCTAAAAATGATTTAGTGTAAAGAAGAACTTTACCCTTATATTTTAAATTTGATACTTCTCTAAATTGGTAAGGTTGGTTTTGTTCTTTAGCAACATCAGATACTTTTTTACCTAGACTGGTTCCAGCTGCTTTACCTAGATAATCATAAAGTGACATAAAATTTTCTTGTAACATAACTTATTTTATTAGGATGTAAAGATAAAAAAAAGGTTTGGACTACCAAACCTACTAAATTTTATTTTATAAAAATTTTACTCCAAAATAATTCAAATACAACTCCAAATAATATCCAATATATTATAGCATCTACAATTGGATAAATAATTGGTATATAAGTAATAATAGCTATTGAGAAACAAACCAACATTAAAGTTTTAGCTAGATGCCATAAATCTGTTGTCCATACTAAAAAGGTACTTGAACCAAAAAATTTTTCTCCTCGCTTTGGATTATTGTTTTTATATTTATTTTTCCATGAAATTTCAGGATCTATAAAATAACGTAAACTAGGGTAATTAATAAATCTGCTTTTTTCATATTTTAAAGATACAACGTCCATTATAGAATTGAAAATAGCAGCAAGTATTACTAAAATTAAAGATATCATATATCAATAAATATATGAAAGGAGCATTTTATTTTTAATATACCATCAATAATTGTCCTTCTTTTGAATATAATTTTATTATATTATATTCTTCTGCCAATAAAATAACAGATGTATTTACGGCTTGTTGTAGCATTCCTTGACCAAAAGGATTCATAGGATCTATTATTTTTTGTATAATAGTTGAATCCGTTTTTTTTGTTTTAATCATATAAGCTTCCATTAAACTAACACATTCATTTATATTTAATGGTTGACCTTTAAAATATTTTATAATTAAATCTTTCATTAATATGAATATTCTTTAAATTTATTTATATTGAATATAATATCTTCTATTTGGTCTTTTAAACTATCTTCAAAAAATTCTTCAATCTTATTTAATGGTTTAGTTAATAAACCATACTCTTTATATGTAATACCTAAAGCACCATTTATAATAGGTGAAGATGTATCTACTGAATTAATGTGGTCTAATCCTTTATAATAAATAAATTCCTGTGGTAAACTACATCCTAAGAGATGTATGTAGTGGCTATCTAAAATATAACCTTGCTTTTTAAATAAAGTAACTAATTTAATTCTACCCATCATCTGATTTATTAGTTTATTTGGGTGAGAAAATAGGGTCTGATATACTTCAGATGAATGATTAAAAGCAAAATGTTTAAAACCTAAATCAATACAATTATTATATAAATTAATAAAGTCATCTAATGTTTTACCCTGTAATACTACCATTAAATTAGTTTCTGGTGGTAATTGTGTTTTAAAAGTATTCATCCAATACTTAGCATTTTTATAAGTAGCAGAAGAATCATTCCATTCATCCGGCGTAATAAAAATATTAGGTTTAATTAAATTAATTTTTTCAATTAAATCTTTATTTGTATGAATTACACCTTCAAATAAACCATTATCCATAATTATAAAACGTTTGTCACGTTTAGATTGTAAAAAATAGTTTTTATATATTTCATACTTATCTAATAAATGTGGTAAACAATAATCCCCATCTGTAATAGAATATGCTTTATAAAGCATACTTAAAGGTAATTCATGAAAAACTTTCATATTTTATTTTTTTTTGTAAATATAAAAAAATATTATATAAAAGCCAAATTTTAATTAAATAAATTATTTATACTACTGGGGTCTCAGCTTCTCCACCTATTCCTACCTCTCCTTGTAAATAATCCTGAGAGTAGTCAGTATAATTTATATCAGAAGAAACAGCAATTAATTTTGGGAATATTCTTACAGTGTAATCATTTGCAGAACTATTTACTACTCTAAGTTGTACATAACTACTTGATATACTACCAGTAAATGATAAATTATTTATAGGACTTCCAATTTTACTTCCTGTGACTGTTAATACAGTTGAAGATCCAGTATTACTTGCTATAAGTACATTAACTATACCAAATGTAGAATCATTTTCTATTACGTGTATATCTAAAGATCCACCTAAATACATAGACTGAGAATACTGGAATAATACACTTGTTCTGCTACTACTAAATGCTGTTTGAGAATCTAATCTAGATACAAAAGCTGTATGAGTTTCTATAGAACTTGATGTTTGTTGTACTCCTTGTATATATAAACTTCCGTTAATAGCTACACTACCAGTATTTACTAATACAATATCATTTCTATTACTACTATCTACACCATTACCAACAATGAATAAAGAACTTGTATTGTTTTGTTTATTATATTTGCCTACTACTGTTTGTCCTGAACCTGATGCTATAGTTCCTTCACCCTCTGCATGAGAATAAGTTCCGTTTGCAGTTGTGTTATTACCTTCTGCATGAGAATAGTTTCCGTTTGCTGTTGTATTGAAACCTTCTGCATGAGTTCCATATCCATTTGTTGTTGTACCTGAACCTTCTGCGTGAGAAAAATATCCATTTGCTATTGTGTTATATCCTTCCGCATGTGATGTTTCTCCGTTTGCAGTTGTGTTATTACCTTCTGCGTGTGAATAATCTCCTGATGCCGTTGTATTGAAGCCTTCAGCATGTGAGTAAGAACCAGATGATATTGTTTGATAACCTTCTGCGTGTGATCCTAATTTAAATGATATTGTATTACCACCTTCTGCGTGAGATGATTGTCCTAATGCTATTGTAGATGTACCCTCGGAATGAGCTGCATATCCTACTGCTCTTGTAGTATCCCCTTCTGCGTGTGAAAGAGCTCCTGTTGTTTGAGTAGCTCCTCCTTCTGCATGGGAATAAGAACCAGATGCTGTTGTATTAAGACCTTCTGCGTGTGAATAATCTCCTTTTGCATTTGTGTTATTACCTTCTGCATGAGAATAAGAACCAGATGCTATTGTACCCGAACCTTCTGCGTGAGAATAAATACCAATAGTTGTATTACTAATTCCATTATTTAAACTACCAGTTATTATTTGATTTCCATTAAATGAATTTGAACCTGTAGTTGCAAATGAACCTGTATTACTTAATAATAAATAATTTGAAGCAGTTAAAGCAAACGAAGCTGTACCTAATAACGATCCTGTTATTCCCTGAGTGATTGTTAGAGAACCTGTTACAATATGGATTGAACCACTTGAATATATATTAGAACTTGCTAATGATTGAGTACCATTTGATATAGGAATCACATATTGAGGAATATTAGTTTCTGTTCCTAAACCTCCTGTACTTATAGGACCTGTTAATAATACAGCACTACTTGTAATAGAACCTGTTACTTTTTGATATATCCAACGTTGATTTGTAGAATCCCAAGCAAGAGATGATGTTGTTTTATATGATCCAGAATCAATAACATTATAAAAACCATAACGTACTGTAGGACTTGAAATAGCTATATTAAAGCTTGAAGCACTGATTGCATTAACAGATGAAGTAGTATATGTAAATGAAGCTGTGCCTAATACAGATATATTACCTTGAAATATTTGATTACCTATAAAAGTATTTGAACCAGTAGTAGCGTATGCTCCTGATATAGCATTGATAGATGCTGTAAGAAATTGAAAGTTTCCATCTAACTCTTCATAAGTTAATGGGGATTCTTTAGTTAATCTATATGTTATTGGCATATTATTATTTTATTTGCCAATAAATATTAAAAAATATAATATTCCTACTCAGTTTCTTCAATATTTACATTTATTGTAGATAATAGTTGTTCTAATTTTTGATGTATTTCGTTTGTTTTTTCTATTTTTTCAGGTAAAGTAAAAGCATCTTGATTTTTTTTTAAAAATTCTGCTTGTTCTTTTAAAGTTTTTAATATTTCTATATCCATAATATTATTATTTTTTTCATGTTTGGGAATATAAGCACAATTAAGACATTTACAACCACAACAATAACCGCGTTGAACGTGAAATAGGGCAGTGAAAACTACCCTATCTCCGTCTTTATAGTAATGAATATCTTCTATGAATTTAGACATTAACTAACTTTAGAGCTTATATAGTTCATAACTTCTTGAGAAACATCATCATAAGATTCATCTTCATGATTCCAAAATTCTGTAAAATAATCATACATTTTATCGTATGGGAACGAATCTTCATCTAACTCTGGATTTTCTTTAAAAGTATTATCAATATATGTTTTTACTTCTGGTTCTAAGTCAAGTGTACCTATAAAATCCCACCCATATTCATCTCCTGATCTTCTTCTAAGTATATCAATAGAACTAATATATTCCGGAGGTATTCTATCTTTTGTATTAGAATATATTCTTACTTCTTGATATTCTGGGTAGTTCCATCCTTCTATATTATTTAAATCTTTAAAACTATAATTTTTATCGTTTTTTATTTTATTTAAGTCTATAGATACTCTTACAGTATACGGATTATCAGCATTTCCATATGGGTTTCTATCAATCCAATTAGAATCTTTACTAGTAGAGGTATAATAAGTATACCCATAATCAGGGATATTATAATCTTCAGAATTTTGTTTATTTTTATCTGACATTTTTATGCCATTAGCTTCAATATCGGGTAAGCTTTTTTGACTTCTATAGGTATAAACAATACCTCCATTTATAGCTTCATTTAATATATCTAGTAATTTTATCATTTATATGAATTTATATGAATTTATATGATCAGTTATATTTTTAATAGTACCCCAACTTACATTATATTCTCTACTTAAATCTGAGCGTTTGTGTCCTAGATTAAATTTACTCCTTATTTCTTTAACTATAGATGGAGATACTAATTTTTCTCGTTCCCATCTATTCACACGAGGTTTTCTCATTTTTTGTTTTTGTTCCTCTGTGTATTTATAATCTTTAGGTCCTTTACAATCCCATGTTACTTTACGTCCTTTAAGAGCTTTAGATATTTTAGTCTTAGCTTCGTTAGACATTATTTTACCCTTATGTTTTAAGCCTATTTTAGCTTTAGTTTCTTCATTCATATAGCCTCCTTTTCCGTCTATTCTACAACATAAACTAGGTACTTCTAAAACTTTATAATATTCTTTCCAATAGGTTTCGCGTTCTAGTAATTTATCAGCCGGACATTCTTCAATAATTTCAAATATGTGTTGTTCCCATCCATATTTTTTAAGAGAGTTATAGATGATAGTTTGTCTGTTACAATTTAAATTTTTGTATTTTCTAAATCTATCATCTATATCTACACTTTGTCCAATATATATTTTATTAGTGGGGCTTGTAATTTTATATATTCCTATCATGTCAATAAATATATGAAAATATCACAAGCGCTACCTTTACTTACACTATTTCACAAGCTCCTCCTCCGCAGGCGACGCTATCACCTAATGCAGTATTGTCATCAAATTCAATTACTTGGCTCAAATCTACAGAATGAAGATGATTTACCATTTCGTTAAAGTGTTCTTCAGTGATTGTTTCAAAAGGTGCTTGAGTGTAAGTATGATCTGAGAAAGGCAGAACTGATAATCCATTAAATGTGTCTTTATATTTCCACATCCATTCTCCTACTTCTTTCCATTCTTCATTTCTAACAGATATAGTTGCAGATACATTATTTGTATTAGCTCCCTTACGATGACCTTTTCTTACCCATTCCATATTAAACTTTCTAACACGTTCTAACAACATTAATGCTGATTCTTCACTACGTATAATAGCGCCTTCTGGTGCTTTTTGTGGAATAGATATTACAGCTTGGATAGTAGGTTTAAAGAAATCGTCTTCTAATAGTTCTGGATGGTAAATTGCTAGGTGAGTATAAATTGCTTCATTTTTACCTACTCTGATACGTCTGATGTAATGCTTATCATGCCAGCTATGAATACCACTGCTACTTCCTAATACTAATGATGATGTACCTGATGGTTTTACTGTAGTGACACGAGCTGCTTTATTAACACCAATTATTTCAGCAACACGAGCGTTTTCTGTTTTAGCTAAATCAGCTGCTGATTTTAAATCCAATCCTAATACAGCACCTGATCCAATACCTGTCATTCCAACACCTAATAAAGCGTCTTTTTCAGTTGTTTTACGCCAGATATCTCTTAAATAATGGAAATCAGTGTATGCGGCTTGTAATGTACCTATAAATGCTGCTGCTTCTACTCTTGCGTTTAAATCTGCTTGATCAACTACATCTGATACATTTACCTCACATAAGTTACAGAATTGAAATGGTCTTAAAGCGATTTCGCAACATGGGTTTGTTCCCCAATCTTTATCATTGCTGAAGTAGATACCTGGTTCACCAGATCCACTTAACTCGATTTTCTTCCATAATTTAAAAAACTCTTCTTCGTCAATCTTATGACGCATTACCACAGCACTATTATTTGCTCTACCGCGTTGAGGATTTTCTTCCCACCAATTTCCAAATTTACATGTTAACATATCTTCATCATCAAGATTAAATAATGCTATTAATGCTGCACGTCTAATACCACCTGATAGTACAGCATCTGCTATATGACAAGCCATATCATGTGCTTCTAATGATGTTAATTTATCGCCTGTTTTTTTTCTATCAAGTATTTTTTGTAAGTTAAACAGACATTCTTTTAATGGTTCAGGACCAGGTGCTTTACCACCTACAGTAATTAATTGGGCTCCTTTAGGACGGATATCTCTAAAATCAAATATTGGTAAAGAACCACCTGTAAAATATGCTTTACAAAGCATTCTAATTGCATCTGCCCATCCTTCAATACTATCACCTACTAAATAACGTTTGTGTTTTACAGGTGTTGTAATTTCAGGTAAATTATCTACATGATGTGTTTGTACACTGTATCCTACTCCACATCCTGAAAGTAATAAAAACATTATTTCACTAAATGATCTCCAGTCATCAATAGGAAGAAAAGAACAATTAAATATACGAGAATTATTAAGCTCAATAGGTTTACCTGCGAATTGTAATGAACGCATCGATGGTAGTACTTTTTTATCGTAGACCATTTTATATGCTTTTTCAATTTCATCATGTAATTGAGGAAATTTTGTTTGATGCATTTCCTTATTTCTTGTTACTAATTCTTCCCATGTTTCTCGTCTGTTTACTTCTGGTTTGAATTTAGCATATTTCATGTAAGTCGTTATTTCCGACAAGATTTCTTGTGTTATGTTCATTGTTATTGTTTTTTTTTAATTATAAAATTATTATGTTCTTCGCTAAATGTAAATTTATCTTTAGGCAGAAATTTATCTACCATTTTTTTAAAAACAGTTTTTCTTTGGTTACCTGCCCCATCATTTATATACGCTTTAAACAATAAAGTATTATATTCTGATTGTTCAATATAAGGTAATAATTCATCTATAAAAATCTTAGATATTGTGTCTAGATAATTTTTGCCTTCTAATCCTTGTTTTTTATCAAATCCCTTTTCAGTTTCAGGAAAATAAAAATCTATAATCCAATAATGGTTATTGTTTAATCCTCCTTTTTTTAAGGTTACTACTAATATAGGATCATTATTTTGTTTTTCTACTTTCCATATTTTTTGTCCACCAACCATATCTATAGTTTCGTATGGATATGATAAAGAAGGATTTAAAAATTCATATAATCCTGTGTTTGCTTTGTTATAGTATTCTTTTAGTGATTTAGCTTTCTTTAATATTTTGCAATCCTCTATAAAAGATAACTCTATCCATCGTTGATGGTCAAATCGTTTAAATCCCATTTTTCTTTCAATTTTATATATGTTATATTAAGAAAATTGTTTAATTAATTGTAATATAGAATGCTTAGGTATAACTCCGGTAAATCGGTGTAGTTCTTGTCCGTTTTTTGATATTACAACGGTTGGTATTGACGCAATATTATCATTCATTGCTGCTTCTTTATGTAATTCTACATCAATTGTAACAAAATTAACATCTGATAATTCATTTTTTATTTCATCCATAACAGGTGCTAATACTTTGCAAGGACTACACCAAGATGCTGTGTAACGTTTAACTGTAATCATATTTTTTTATTTGGGTTTATAAATATTATCCTTCTTTATAAGAAAGAAATTTATTTCGTAAGATTTGTTTGTCTTCTGTCCCTACTTCTGAAAAGGGATTTGTTGCTTTATTTTTACCTTTTAACTCAGGCGTATCTTCATCATCTAAAGGTTGGTCATATATCTCTATATATCCATTTGAGGTATTTATTTTAGAACCAAATGTTAATCCATCAGCACCATAACGATTTTTAATAAAGTGCCAATTACCTGTTCCGTTTATTTTATCTTTTCTTCCACGAGCTAATGATATAATGATATCACCAATCATAATCTTATCATATGAACCAGCTGCATTTTCAGCCTGTAATATTCCTTTATCAGCGCCCGTTCTATTTGCTTGTGATGGTGATACTACTGGTATTCCTAATTCTTTAGATAATCCTTTAATATCAGTATAAACATCATCTATTTCTTCTTTGCGTTCTTTTCTTCCTTTAGTGCGTAATAAATCTAAATAATCAATAATAATTAAATCTGGTTTAAATTCATTTTGATGCTCTAGTTGTTGAATATGGGATTCAATTGTATCTATGGATGCTCGTTTAGGAGCATATTCTTTGATTATAATTTTTCCTTTTACATTTAAAATAGCAGTTTCAACTTCTACTCTATGTTCATCTAACTTATCAACGGGTATTCCTGAAAATACAGCATCATAACGTTTACCTACATATCCTTCTGATAGTTCTAAAGTATAATGTACTACATTATATCCTAAAGCAGCAGCATAAGCACCCATTGCTATTACACCCCAAGATTTACCTCCACCTGGGTTACCGAATAGTAGTACTAAATCGCCTTTACCATATCCACCTTGAGTCAAATCATTAAATATAGGCCAAGGAAAAGGTATTGCTTTTCTATCATCATCTCTATAACGAGATTCAACATCCGATTCATATATATGACCTATGTTTTTATCTTCTCCTGCTTTTAGAGCGCGATTAATTAATTGTTTAATACCATCATAATCACCTAAACTTAGTAAATCAACAGATGTCATAATTGCTTTTTTCATCTGTTGATTTTGACAGAAATTAGAAAATTCCTTTTCAACCCATTCTAAATCACTTGCATCTGCCAATTTATAGGCTTCACGAATCGATTCAACTAAAGATATCCTTAATATTTCATTATCTATTTTTTTAATTTCAATAGATAAGGTTTCCGCAGTAGGGTAAGTATGATATTGTTCAAAATATTTTATAATATAATCAACAACCCATTTATGAGATGGATTTTCAAAATATTCACTATCTAATGAATCTGATATATTTAATAAAAAATCACGTTGAGTTAATAGTGCTCCCATTACTTTAACTTGAAAAACACTACCGTAGTTTTGTAATTTATTTAATGTTGAACTTGTCATAAACCTTTATTTTAAATTTACTAAAAATTATCTAGCCCTCCAAAAATTTGATTAAGCCAATTTGATGTGTTAGGTATGTTTTCTTCTAGATGATCTGCTAAATACATCTGCATAAACACATGTTTATTTAATGAAAATTGATCATTAAAATTTTGTTGTATTTCTCTTTTATTTTCATCTGATATAGGAATGTTTTGTAAATCCATTAATTGCATGTTGATACTTAACTGATATGATCTTTCTATAACAGAAGAATATAAAGCATGTTCGTTAATTTTGGTTTTAGAATATTCTATTATCTCATCTAAACTAATTTTTCTGTTTTCATTTAAAATAGGAAATAGTTTAATTAGTTTTTTAGGACCTAAACCAGGTACGCCAGGTAAGTTATCTGATGTATCTCCCATTAATATTTTATAATTTATAAAATTTAAATGATCTACAATATACTCAGTTTTTACATCTTCAGGTTTATATATTTTCTTCTTAATAGGCGAATAAACTTGTGTTTTATCGCTTGTTAACTGCAAGAAATCTTTATCAGCGGACATTATGGTGACTTCCTTAGTTAACGCAAAATTCTCGAATTTTACCGCGAGATAACCAATAACATCATCTGCTTCAATACCGTCTATACAAATAATACTAACTGGAAGACATTTAAGATATTGTATTAATCTACTTATTTGGTTATTGATGGCTTCATTTTCTTCTTCCTTATTACTGAATATAGAATAATTAGTCATACGACTTTTATTTCTATTTGCTTTGTAATCAGGATATAAGTTTCTTTTATTATTTGAACCACCAATACCATCAAATACAATAACTACCTTAGTTGGATCTATTATTTTTATAGCATAACCAATTGATTTTAAAAACCCAGTAAGCCCACCAATATGGGCTCCATCTGGGTTTATATGATTAATCATAGTGAATGCTCTTAAAAAACAATTTAAACCATCAATTATTAAAATTGAATCTTGAGCAGTACGAGGATTATTATTTATATTAGATAAAAGTTGAGCATACTTATTCTTCATTATCTACTTCGATCATTGGTGATATTCTGCTACTTTCTTCCCACTCGGAATTATCTTCAATTATTTGAAGTTTTTCAATATCTACTTTTTCACCAAACCACTCATGAGCATGAAGTTTTTTATATTCTTTTTCTGCTTCTTTATCATCAGGTATAAAACCATGAGGTGTTACAATTACTGTAGTTGCTGTTGCTATACCACAATCAGCATGTATTTTATCAATTGCTATTTTAGTACGTTTAGCAAATTCTACTTTTTTGCCTTTATGTTGTGCAAATATTTTAGAAGTACCACTATTAGTAACGTTACCAAACGTAGCTACAATAGTAGCATCCCAATACATTGAATTACCACCTTTATTTGTCATCCTAGGTTGAGACATAGGTGTTAAAGCTGGTTGTACACCCGTTTTGTTAATAATAAAGAATGTATTTGTGTAAGGATATTTTTCTTTACGAGATAATGGAAACTGTTGATTAATAAAATTACCAAATTGAGTAGCCATAGCGCCGGCATTCCACATAGGATTATTATTTCCTTGTTTAACACTCATTTCACATGGAATAGAACCAACTGAATCCCATAAGAACAATAAATCGTGAGGTAATTTTCCTTGTTTTTGCTCATTTAAAATATCAGCAATAAATCCAGCTACATCTTCAATAGTATTCAATGATGCTCTATCTACATATAAGAAAAACCCAGTATAATTTACTTCTCCTGTTTCCTCGTCAACTATTTCATTCAACTCAAAACCCATTTTCTGAGCATGAGAAAAATCCCACTTCATTTCAGTAATAATGAATATAGGTAATATACCCATTTTTTGAGCTGCTACTGCAGTTTCGATTAACAATGTTGTTTTACCTGTATCTGACCCACCACGAGCTATAAACACATGCCCCATAGGTACTCCCGGGATAGACAATGCATCATTCATTGCTGATGAAAAAGGAATCCATCTTTGTTTTTTAAACTTAGATGATTGATCTAAGTATTTTGATTTTTTGAATGCTTCTATATCAAACGGCTTTTTTAAACCGTCTGATATAGCAGCTGTTAAACTGTCTTTTTTTGCCATGTTGATTAGTTTTCGTTAAATAAACTATCAAATTTATCCGCGTTGCTTGTTTTAGTAGGTGCTTCTACTTTATAAGGAGAAGATGTTTCTTTTTCCCAAGGTAAGTCGCTTGTTTCATCCTCATCTTCATCCGTAGCTGATGCTACTGGTGTTTCTGTTTCTTCAGCAGTTTCTTCTGGGTTTAGCCATTTGTTAAGAACCTCTTGTAATTCCTCAAATGTATAATGTTTATTAACAGTTAAAATATCAGGTTGTTCATCTAATACTTTTTGTATTAAAGTAGCGTCTTCTGAAATAGATGATGATTTAACTTTAGGACGAATAGAGCATTTAATACTTTTTTTTCCAGCAATTGAATCTTCAATAGCTTCAATAGTAAAATCACGTCCATTAGAAACATCTGTGTAATCACCATAGTCTTCGTCAGCAGCAATACCTAACAATTGTTCATAAGTTAATTTACCAAATTCCCATAAACGAGCACCTTTATCTTCTTCTCCACGTACTAACACAGGTGCAAAGTAACGTAATTTTGGTTCAACTTTTTTAGCTAATTGCCAATCATCTTTGTCTGACGATTTACGTAATTGTTTTGCAAATTCAACAATAGGATCTTTTTCATTCCAATTTGTTAATGCTAAAATTGGACCTCTTGCAAATCCATAGTGAAAATAAATTTCACGAAAAGGATTAGATTTGTCGAATTTAGAAGGTAAAATACGTATTTGGTATTTACCTGGCTTAGGTTTCCAGAAAATTTTAGTATAATCTGTTTTCTCTTTTAATTTGCCTTTGTTCTGAGAAGAGGCAAGCTTCTGTTTAATTAATGATAAATCCATTTTTATAACTATTTGTTATAAATATAAAACCTTAATTCTGACTTCCCAAATATTCTTTAAGGAAGAGATATCTTTTTTAGTGAACGTAACATAGCTTGTTTATACATTTCTACAGTAAGTTTATCTACAGTTAAATTTTTAAGTCTTAAAATCTTCTCTAGAGAATGTATATCTTCTTTAGTACCTGGCTCAACATATGCTGTAAATTCATTTGCTGCATCTTCGTAGTCTTCTTCGTAGCCTAAATCTTTAGCTAATTGTTCTATAAATTCCTGATTCCAAACATATAGATAACCATATTTTTCTGCTTCTTCAGTATCAGGATTTTCATAAAACACTGTTCCTAAAGCTTTTCTATTATCTTTAAAAGCAATTTTAACCTCATCTAAATCATACCACTTACGAGCTTCTTCAGCATCTATTATACCCCATTCAGGGTATGATAATCCGGCATTATATATTTTTAATTTCTCTTTTGCTTTATTTAAAGAAAAAGGCCCAAGAGGTGGTTCTGTTCCTTCTGAATCGTCTAGATTATATATATAGTATTCTTCTCTCTTTGGTGGTTCAACTTTAATCTCATTAATTCCCGCTAATTCTTGTAGACGTTTTGCTTCTTTTATTAGTTTCATGTTTTAAAGATGGATTATATTGTAAATTTTAGTTTCTAATTTACGTATATCATTACCATTAGTTAGTAATAAACTATTATTATATTCTAACCAATTTATGGGGTATTTAGTGTCTAATACACCATTATTTAATAATTTAATTAATGTATTTAATGCATTAATAGTATATAACGTATTGCTTTCCTTTTTGCGGTGTAATAATATAGTATGATATAAAGGAATATCATTAGTATTATGTGTATCTATGTTGTAAGTACACATTAATTCTTCGCTTTGTGGTGATTCTAAAATAAATATTTTATCATATAAGATTGTATATTTATCTGTTATGTTATCTAGAGTTTTTTCTAAATCACCATGTAATGTAAAAGTACAAAATAATTTTTGTCCCATGTCTATTGATGAAATTTCATTATCAATAAATATATCAGGGTTGTTTATAAACGAGAATTTCATATTATATTTTTTGTAGATTATGGTATGTTTTGCCTTTTTTAATGTTTGTTGGATATTTTATTATTCGTTGTAATTCGATTAATGTTTCTTTTCCATCTGACCTTGCAAAATCAAACAAAAACGCATCATAAGTATATAACACTAATTTAGTTTGTTTATCTTTTAAATAATTTATTATTTCTGTTAATATTTCAACATTTATAGATGTTTCTTTACTTTGTATTATGTAATTTAATAATTTAGACTGAGTCATATCTTTATCTATTGCAAATATTCTGTTTTTAGTTTCATAATATTTACTAAATTGGTATGTATCCCAAATATCGTCTGTAATTCTTATTATATCTTTAAAAAATGGTTTATTTTTGTATTCATTCCATACACCCCCATATATTTGTTTAAATGTTAATTCTTTAGCTTCATCATAAGATACATCTAATATGGTAGCTAATGTCTCATATGTGTTTCTGGTGTTTAAAAATGAAAAATTAATCATTTCTCCTAATATGCGTGGGTGATATCCCTGAATGTCAAACTCAATAAACATATCGTTTGAGGGACGGTAACATAATCGTTCACCGTTATTTTTGTTTAAAGCAACAAAATTAATATGGTTATATGAATTAGAGGGTCTACTAGTAGTCGTGTATAAGTTATAATGAGAATATATTTTGCCTTTTAATATATTAAATTCTGGGTGTTTTAAATCGCCACCATAACAATCAATAAAACAATCTTTGTCTATTTTTATACCATTATTCTCTATTTCAAAAAATACTTGTGTTGTTTGATTATTATTGAATTTATATGTATTATTATTTTCTCTAAATTGAGATATAATAGGTTTAGCTAACCCAAATAAATTTTCTTTTTCCTCATAGTGTTTACTAAGAGGAATTAAACAATTTACATTAGGTAAGGCATAATGTTTTTTATAATAAAAATCAATACAGTTATTTGTTTGTAATTTATCTAAAGGGATACTTTCTATAAAATTAATATCGTATAACTTATCAAAATTATTAAAATAATATAAAGCCTTTTTCTTATCAGGAGTAAATAATTTTTGAGTATTGTTATTAATCCAATTAATAGTATATTCTTTATCTAAAGAAAACGATTCACTATGATTTAGGCAGAATATATAACCTTTATGATCGTTTAATGGTCTAAGATATATTAGACTTAAGGGACTAATTTTAGGGTGAAAATTATTGTTTTGTGAAATGAAATCAATAAAACAATCTCCAAAACATGTTAATTTATCTAATTGATCTTGTTTTTCTATAACGTAAAATGCCATATAACCTTTATTTTTATAAAGATAATAAAGCTTTTTTGACTTAAAAACCTAAAAATGCTTTTATACCAAAGAAATTTTTTTCTGCTACATTTAGTGCTGGAGAATTTGGGTAGATTGAATCAGAACTTAAAGATAATGTTTGATACAATCCATTATTTTTAATATTATCAAATGTATTTTTATTTATTTCTTTTATAACTGTAGGAGTTATGTTAATCTGTTTTGAAAAGTAACGAATATCAGAGGTACTTGTATTAGAGGGAATGCTTATTATTATACTATTAGAAGATAATATTGTTTCTTTTGAAATACTATTTACCCCTTCAGTTTTATTTAATTGGGCTCTTTGTATTTCTTCAGGACTTGCTTTTTTAAGTTTAATAGCATTGTTAGAAGCTGTTTTACCTATAAAATAACTTCCATTAATTTCCCAATAATATCCACTATATATTCTATTATTAGAAGTATCAATAAATTCTCCTCCAGGTGTGTATTGATTTTCTTTTAATTGGTTTTTAGGATATCTCATATTTTTATTTTATTAATAAAATTAGGAACAGGATATGTTGTGTTTTTAGTATAACTGAATGAAAATCCAAATTTATTACTAAATGTATTTCTTTGTTTTTTAGAACCATTCGCAGTCATTGCATCAGCGGATTGATCTTTTCCTAAAAAATCAGTTCTTCCTTGAATAAATTGGGTTGCTTGTCTTTGTAATTCAGGATTTTGAATATTTCTAGCTACTTGAGACAATTGATTTTCATTTAATCCAGTTGCTGTTGCTGCTGTTGAAGCGTTTGTTATACCATACCAAGATGGATTAGGATTATTTTTTCCACGTTCTGATCCTTTAGGAAATCTCCATGTAGGTTCATATTGTCCTTTCTTTAATATTAATTTAGTTATAGAAGTAGCAGAATATGCTTTTGAGCCTAATCTATTATACAATGATTGAGCAACATCAGCTTGTCCTTGTGCATCTAATGCTCCTGCTTCTGTAGCACATATTGCTACTAAAGTCCAAAAATCTTGTTCTGAAGTATTTAGTACTGTTGGTAGGCTTACAGAAGTATTAGCTTCTTTAATTGTGGTCTGTCCTGTTTCTACATCTACTGTTATCTCATCTGTAGCGTCTGCTGATTCTAAAAGTTTAAAAAAATCTAATTCTGTTGTTGTTTCTGGATCTTCTAATATTATAGTTTGAGCTTCTATATTAGTAGTCCAATCTGAATCCGTTATTTTATGTCCTAATCCTGTTACTATATATCCTAATTTTCTACCTATTTTATTTTGGTTTATTTGATCTCCTTTGTATCCAAGTGGTAAAACTTCATCAGGTAATCTAAACATATGACCTATAATAATACCTCCAATACCATCTAATTCTAAAGATACAGTAGTTGGGATTATAGCTTTAAAAGCAGTACTGTTTTTAGAAAATGTTATATATGCTCTTATCATATCACGTAAAGCATTTTTATATTTTTCTGAATTTTCTATGTCATATTCTCTTTCTTTATCAGGCCAGAATCTTTTAGGAATCCAATTTAAATCTTCTAAAAAGGTTACAAGTAAAGATAAAGATTGATTTAATACTCCTATTATTTGTGCTCCTTGACTTTGAATATAAGGAGCAGATGTTGGTTTTGTGTTTAAAGCTAATCTATTTGTAAGACCCTTTTGAAATCCTACTAAGGTTTCATTATCTAGTCCCATTACACCACCTCCATTTTGGGCACTAATAGCTACAATACTACTTTGTTCTTTAAATATTTTAGAATTTATTTTATATGAGCGAACATTATTTACTAATCCATTAAAAGCAGGAAGACCAAGATTGTCTGGTTGGCTTATAAATGTAAAGGCATTAGCATATGCATCACTAGTTTTTTTTTCATCAACATAGTTAATGTCTATAATTCTACCTATACCATCAATAGGGTCAACATGGATATCAAAGTTATTTACATTACCTATAGAACTTTGAACTTGACCCATTAGTTTTTTTATAAAATCATATAAATTAATATCTTGTTTTTCTTTAACATCATTTGCTTCTAAATTACCATCAGTAGCTAAATTAATAACATTAAGTAAATTAATATATATATTTCCTATATTTCCTAAACTTTTACCATTAGTTGATTCTCTAAAGTTTTTTGGTAATCTATCTAAAAATTCAATTCCTTCAAATTTAATATTTTCTCTATTTTTATCTTCTTTAAGATCATTTATTTTTGCTATAATAGCATCTTTAGCAGCTAAAGCAACATTAGTATCAGGAACATAAACTTTACTGTATTCTTCACCTAGTGCCGATTTTAATTCTTGGTCAGTACCTATAGAATTTCCACGACCTTTAAGTTTTATTTTGAGAACAGTAATAAAATCAAAACCAGAAATCTCATTTATAAAATTTTTTTCATCTGGGTATAGTCTGCCATTTAATGGATTAAATCTTATATTGTTATTTAAAATACCAGTATAATTTATATCAGTTATAGTAGAAACAGTACCAGAAGCAGTTGTTACATCTCCTAATATTGTATTAGAATTTTGAAATTTGTATTCTTCCCAAGCGTTAGCTAAAAATTTACCTATTATTTTTATATCAGTAATACCATATGAAGCCGCTCGTAGTTGTAAATTTATTATAGTTTGTTGTATATATTTTATTTGAGCATCATCATCTGTTATTGTAGTTGTTAAAGCATTTAAAAATATTTTAATATAACTTTTAAGAAGTAAAGCAAATCCTTGTTCATTACGAGGTAAATCAGTTATGTTCCAAACAGTTGATGGTGGATTATATGTTGGATTTACTGTAAGTGCTTTTCTAAATAGATCATTTTTAATTAAACATATTCTAGGATCCATTGATATTTGTAAAGGATGATATAAACAATATAAATCAGGACTAGATACAGAACCTGAGATATATTCTCTTGATTTAGTAGTTAAGGATACTAAGGGATCTCCATTATCTGGGTTTGATGGTACTACGTGTTTACTTATTATTTTAGTAAATGAATCTAAGTCTATATACACTTGAATATTAGGATCAATTTTACTACTTTTTTGTTCATCTTTTTGTTCATCTGTTGAGTTTGCTTCAATTTTAAATATAAAAAGATTTATAGCATGGTTTACCGTTCCTGTAATAGATCCGTTATCAATTATAGGATAAACTAATCCTTTATTTAAATCACTATCTTCTTTATTTTCTTCATCTATTTTAGTGTAAGCAGCAAATATAGATTCAGCAGCTATCCCAGCTAAAATATTATTTTGATAAAACTTAGCTATTGATTCTCCATATTTTGTGTTATCTACAAAAGAGGCTCCAGAAGATTTTTTTGATGTAAATAATATTCCATTTTTTAATTCGGTTGGAGAAATGTAATTTACAGAGTAATTTACTTTTAATGATTCTAATACCTCACCTGTTGATATAATCTCAGTTGTACAATCGTATCCTCCATCTGGTCTTTGTGACCAACTATAGTTTTTGATATAACCTAATATACCTTCATAGTTAGCATCGTTTTCTTGAGATTTATTATATACTTCAATTAAACGTTCATGAAGAGATATAGGTTTACCTGTTTTAGGTGATATTCTTGATGAATCAAAAATATCATAAAAATTATTTTTAAGATTTGTAACTATATTTCCTTTATTATCTAAATAGGGCAACCAACCCCACTCTAACAATAATACAAACCCCGGTCTCATGTATAATAATTCTAATAATTCTAATTGTCGGATATCCCAACAATTAAATGTTACTGTTGCTACACGTACTGAGCCATATGCTGATTTACTTTGTACGTTAATACTAGTAATACCAGGCATTGGTCTTAAACCATAAAAATTATTTGTGTTGTTAGTTATATTACTATATGCGTTAGAGGTAAAATTATTACCAACGCCTTGTCTTAAGGATTTACCATCATTTTGTAATAATCCACCTTGTAATATATTTTCTTTAGCTAGTTTACTATCTCCTCCTACATCAACACCAGATACCATTCTAGCCCAAGCCGTTCTTCCGTTTATATATATTATATCATTAGAAGTGCGTTTTAAAAACGCATTTCCTCTAATTGTTAATTGATCTTTGACTTTTTCAGTAAATGTATCTTTAAATATTGACATTTGATAACTTATCTAGCATTATTAAAATTATTATATTGTGTTAAAATATTTCCTATATTAATTGGTATTCTTAATTGAGTGCCAGGAGCAGGAAATAATAATCCATTAGTAGTATTATTTGCCATTGCTATAATCCACCATAAAGTAGAGTCACGATAATAAGAATTTGCTAAAGAATCAAGTCTATCTCCTTCAGAAGTTATTATATAGAAGTCATTTTCTGAAACAGGTATGTTAGGATAAAATTTACTTTTATAGTAGGGTTGTCCGTCTTCTGTTTTTAATATTGTTCCGTTTTGATATCTATCCATTTTTATAATCCTTTATTTCTAATTGCCTGTATTTTTTCCATTAATTCTTTCTTTCTAGGTGAATTATCATTAGCATCAAAAAACTCAGTAGTAGTAGTAGTAGTAGTTCTGGTGGTTGGTGTGGTAGTAGTAGTAGTTCTGGTGGTTGGTGTGGTAGTAGTATTAGTACTATTAGTAGTAGAGAAAGCAGCAGTTGGTGTTTCTGACAATGTGTTTATATTTTGTTCTATAGTTGAATTAGATTCTAATGGTTGTTTAAATTTTATTTGTTCTTTTAATTCACTCCTAGGAACTATAACATGAGCTGGGTTTGTATTTGATAGTTTTGTACCTCTAGATAATGAATTATTATTAGCATCTAATGGTGGATCTACTAAATTAATAGCAAACCCTTCTGTAATAGTATTTTGCTCACCGTCTGTTCTGTTTGGTATTCTAATAAATTCTTTATCACCAGCAACTGAATCTGGTAAATATCCAAAGAAGCCTACTGGTTTGCTGCCGCCCTCAGCAGTAGCACTAGGTAAATATTGAGGTAATTTTTGATGTACAATATTAAAATTAAAGTTGGCTTCAATATACATAGCTAATCTAGCCTCAGGTGTTATATCCCAAGGTGAATCGTCAGGTATACTATATTGTAAACTAGTCATTGTAGCATATTCTCCTACTAAATAATTACCCACATTTAATCTTAATAATACACCACCTAAAGCATTATTTTCCGTACTATATCTACCAGCAGTTGTTGATGCTAATTGACCTAATGCTCTGTGTTTTTCAAATAATTGTGTTCTATTAAAACAAGGTATTTTTAAATTAAATGATACTGATCTTCTGAATTTTGAATATATATAGAAAGTTTCTGATCTCCCAATATAATTTATATCATTCCAAGTAGCGTTAAAATCATCTCTAAAATTACTTAGATAAGCGGAAAAAGCCCATCTTTCTTCGTTTAATGTGAATGGATCTACTCCTCTAAACATTACTGTTAGAATATCAGAATCGTATCTGTCAAACTTATATGTATTATTATATGAAGCTTGACTACCATCATCACTAACTTTTTTATCACCGTAGTACTTATAATCTCCACTTTCTGCTTTTCTATTTCTATTTAATCCAATATTTTGTATTGTTTTAAAATCTTTTCTACCTTCACCAAACGGTGAATTAGATGGACCTTGAGATGTATAATTTATTGAATCTGAAAATGGGATACTTTGTACGATATTAGTAACGGCTTGTGTTGCTTTAAATAAATCAGCATATTTCCTAGCCATAGGAGAAGCACCATTATAGTTAATTGCTGTTTGGTCCCTATTAGATAGAGGAGTACTAGAATATTCAGGTATAACTGATGTGCCTATGGTTTTAGATAAGCCAAGAAGACCATTAATAGAAATATTAGCTTTCTCCCAATCTCTTGTATTGGATTGATTAGTAAATTTAGCAATTTCTAAGAATTCCTGTGTAGTTGTGCTTTTAGGAACAAATCGTCTAATAACTGTTTGTCCTATACCATATGCTGATTCAGGGCCAGTAATATATCTATCTATATCTGATTCTACTAATGTTTGTTCTTTAGATGAATTAAATGAATAATTAGATTTTAATCCTACTAATCGATTTTTATTTGCTTTATTATTGTCTGTTACTATAGATTCATACTTGTCACTATCCGCCATTATTGGTGTTAAGCCATGTCTAATAAAATGACCACCAAAAGCATTAAAGGGAATTTGAGCTAATGTATTAATTCCTAAATTATATATTCTGGTGGGTTGTAATAAACCACCAGTAAGCGGACCTATATTACCTGTTAGTAGAGAAGTAATAGCTCCTAATGTTCCTTTTCTAACTTCTAATTTAGGATTAGATAATTGTAGACCTACTTGTTTAGCGATCCATAAAGGATTATTTATAATCCAACTACCTATACGAACAGTATCTACTATACCAGCATTAGCTGCTCCTAAAAAACCACCTCTTACAAAACCATCGTCTTTACCTATTTTATTATTGATTGTTATAATAGGAGATATACCTGCTTCTCGCAATATACTTCCTAATCCTCCTCTAGCTAAATTTAGATTAGTTAAATTAGGATCACTAATATCTGTTGTTATATAAGGTTGTCCACTATCACCACCACCTAATTGGTCAAAGCCATATTTAAGTGATTTTAAGGTAGTATCATTAACTAGGTCTCTTAAAGCCATTTATGTTTAATTAAAAGTAATAGTATTTAGGATATTCCTACTATAATTAATACCTACCATCTATAGGTCCTAAATCTTTATATCTTTGTCCTGTAGGAGATTTATATATTTTAGATACTACAGATCCGCCATTTGGAACGGGGGATCCTATTTGAGTATTGTTAGGAGCATCTTTATCTAATTCATCTATAAGAGATGGTCTTTTAACAGATACTGTACTACCTGCTGAGATATCACCAAATGATTCTACTCTAACATTGGGAGTTCCATCTACTGAATAACCTAATTGGTATGGATTTGCAAATCCTTCTCCATGTAATTGACTTAGTGCTGGATCTACGTTAGATGATGGGTCTCTATATCCCCAAAAAGAATTTTTAGCTGTCATATCTCTTTGTGGTTCAACATTGTGTCTAACTAATAATCCAAGTGTACTTGCTTTGTATTGGTCTACTACTGCCATAATTGTAAAATAATTAATTGTTTAATATAAATATTAGAGTATTAAGCTAGATTATAAGAACCTTGAGCTGTTGTTGTTGCTAATATTGTACTATCTGCTTTTAATACTGGAGAGAAATTTTTCTGTGATAATGTTTGGTGTAAACTATTAATGGCGGCTATCATTCCTGAATTGTCTTGCATTGGTTGTTGTTGTGGTTTTATTCCTCCACCTAAATCCGTACCAGCTATTAATGTATCTCTATCGTTTAATTTAAATTGTCCTTCTTCAGTAGTTAATGTACGTTTACCATATCCGGGTTCAGACATTAAATCATCGGCCTTATAAGAATTTACTAATGCTATACCACCAGCAATAGCGGCTCCTGCTAATATAGGTCCTACTACAGGTAACCCACCTAATGATTCCCATGCTCCTTTAATAACGGACACTATAGCGGCTCCTATACCTTGCATTCGAATAAATCTCATCATTACTCCTAATTTACTAAAAGCAGGTAGAATAGATGCTACCATATATCCTCCTAAACCTCCTAAAATTGTCCAAAGAGCAGTTGTATTCGATAATATAGAAGTAATTACTTCTAATAGTTTTCCAAAAGGTCCTGCTACTAGATTACCAATTAAATCTTGTAATTTTTCAACAGCGGCATTAAATTTATCTTGTATATTCTGTCTTTTTTCAGCTTCTAATGCTTCTTCTTCAGTAAGTTGAGCTAATGATTTACCACTTTCAACTGCTAATTTTTGTTTTGTAAGTTGATTAGCTAATTCATCTGAACTCAATCCAATAGCAGCAGCAAATGACTTTTGAGCTAATACATTCATGTTTTGGAACTTTTCAAGAGTCATACCTTGATCTGTAAGTTCTTTCATTACTGTAACTTGATCACCCATTAATGCTGCTGATCTAGCTCTTTCTAAATTTATTGCTTGGCCTGTTAATAATTCGGCTTTTAATTCACTTTCTATAGATGATTCAAAATCTAATAATGATTCACCTTGTCTTTTAGTTTGTTCTAATGTTGTACCTAATGCTTTAGCTTGAGATACCGCCTGTACTAATAATTCAGGATTGTTTTTTAAATTAGCGGCTAATTGGCCTGATACTTTAGCGGCTTCAGCTATAGTTGCCTTAAATGGTAATCCAACTTTAAGTTGATTTCTAGATGCTACAAAAGCACCCACCATTGCTTTATTTACTTGTTCTGAGGATTTTCCTGTTAAAACAGATAATTTATAAACTCCCGCTGCCTCATCTGCTGTTAATCCAAATTGTTTGGTTAACATAATTTGAGTTTCTAAAGTTTTAGCTGAATATTCTGCTACAAATCCAGTTTGAGTATTTAACTGATTCATTGCTTCAGCTGCGTTCTTTAGAGTAACATTTATGTTATCAGAACTTTGAGCAACACTTTTTAAATTAGATGCTACTCTATTAGCTTGTTCAGCACCGTATCCAAAGTTTTTACCTATTTCAACAGATATTTTATTATAGTTAAGAGCAGAATCTAATATCATCTTAAATATGCCTACTAATGTAAACATATCTTTGATTTGTTTTATATTAAATTTTTCTGCTAATACATTTAATACTTCTTTTCCTTGAGCAATAATCTTAGCTTTATTAAGTAATTCTAATTCTTGTTTTTGAGCATCTATTGCTGCCTCATATGCTTTTTTAGCATCATATGCTATTTTAGATTGTTTTTTAGCTTCTTCTGATATCTTAGTAGCAGAACTTAACGCTCTATCTTTATTTCTTAAATCTTCTTTAGCATCTCTTTCAGCTTGCTTAGCAGTAGATAAGTTAAGACTAGCTTGATTTTTTAAATGACTTAAAGTTCTAGCTAATATATTATTATTATTAAGTCTAGCTTGTATTATACCAGCTTCGTAGTTTCTTATGGTACTTTGAATATTTGCTACTGTGCTTGCTTTTTGTCCTAATTTTTCTTCAGCAGTTATTTGTTCTTGAGTAGCTCTTACTAATTGTTGTTGAGTAATTCGTTTAGCTATATTTGCTTTAACAGAATTATCTGTTAATTTGTTTAATTCTCCATTTTGATTTAATTGATTTTGAGTTAATACTTTTATTTGTTTAGCTATATCTCTAGATTTAGCTTCACCGCTTATTCTTAAATTAATAGATTTTCCAATTTCATAAGAAACATTAACTAATGATTTAGCTATATCTAATGTTTCTTTTTGATCAGCATTTAACCTTCCAGTTGATTGTTCAATCTGTTTGTAAGTATTAGCTAATGTTTTAGCGGACTCATTAATCTTATTAATGTTATCTAAACTGTCTTTGTCTGCTGGTGTTGCCATATATGTAATAAATATATAAAAAGAAAAAGCACCTATTTTTTAGGCGCTTTAACTGTATAATGGGGTGTGTTTTGAGGGGTTATATTAGGTTTGGTTATTTCTTGTTTACTTTTATTATTCATCATGTTTTGCTGTTTTTCAGCTTCTTCATTTTGTTTATCATAATGTTCCTTTAATTTAAGAAATGTAAATTTTCTTAACCAAATAGGCATATCATAAATAGTAGTCCAATCATATCCTCCTTGTCCCCAAAAACAAATATCATGAATTTGACCAAATAATATTGGTCTATATTCCGGAGTCAGGCCAAAAAAAGTTAAGAGAAATAGGAATATCTATGCCCTCCCCTACATAGTTTTCATCCTCAGGATAGTATTTCATTTCAATATCTGGTTGGATTTTTACATAATATTCACGTAGTGCTCTAGCATCTCTTGCTGTTAAAAAATTGTCTACAAATTCTCTTACTGTTTTAGCATCCCTATTACCATTTACTGATACTATCATATATTTTAAACGAGTAGTAACATCATATGATGCTGTTGGGTTTAATTTTTGTAAACCTTTAATTTCAGCCTCAATTTTCTTTTCATCACCGTGTGTTAATAATTTAAACGTAATAGTATTATCTGAATGAGGTAAATTAAAAGTAAATTCATTTACACCGGGTTTAAATAAAGTTTCGTCAATTTCTTTGTCGTTTAACGTGGTTAAATCAACAGTAGTTTCTATTTCATATCCCTGTTTGTTTTTATAAACAAATTGATAATCTTTACCATATCCTAAAATACGGGCAGCAACTAAAATTGCGTTTTTGTCTCCAATTAATAAATCATCATAACTGATAGGAGATACGATTAATGCTTGTAATAATTTATCAATAACAGTACCTTGCTTAATATAATTTGCGTTTGTAAGAATATCTTCTTCACGTGCGCTCATATATTTCATTTCAATTTTACCGCTTGATAATGGATTTTCCTTTGAATATAGCAGGCCTTTTGAAGGTAAATCTACTATTTCAGTTGGGAATTTAGGTTTTGTAACATTGTTTTCCATTTTGTAACTTGTTGTTTAATATAAATATAACGATAAAAAAAGGTTTGGCAAAAGCCAAACCAATTTTTTCTGTATACTTCGGGAAAAGTAATTTTATGTCGATAAATATTATGATTTTATGTTTTCTAATAAAACTTGTTTTACTTTTAATATATTATTATTTATGTCATTTTCCCAAAAACGTATCAATTTATAACCGTTGTCTAACGCCCATTGTGTTTTAAATTGATCGTTTGTTAGATTTATTTCTTGAGTTTTACATTCAGGTAATGCATATTTTGTATTAGGATTACAATGCCAAAAATCACCATCTATTTCTACTAGCATATTGTATTTAGGTAAATAAAAATCATATATTTTATTTATATCTTTTATAAAATATGAATGGATATGTTGGATTTCTAATAATTCAAGTAAACCTTCAAATTTATATTCTAAATTAGATCGCTTAACCTTACCTGTTTTTATTATGCGTTGTATAGCCGAATTACTCATTTTTTTACGAGTTTCTTCAGATTGTATGCGTCCTATTCCAAACCCATCTGGTTTAGGTTTAGATATGCCTTTAGATCCTTGGGATATTTTCTTTCCTAATTCAATGTTATCCCTACCTTTGATAGCTTGTTTTATATAATCATACTCACCGGAAGCAAATTTTTCTTTACGTGTTTTAATAATAGCTTGTACACGTTTTTTTGCTTTAGGATCACCAAAGTGACCAGGAACTCGGGATTGGTGTCCACTTTTCCATTTACAGAAATCTTTTAATTTAGCTTCATAACGTGTTTGTTCACCACAACCACATTGGCATGTTGGATGAATACCGTTGTATTTTTCTTGTATTAGTTTGTCTTTTTTAAGCATAAAATAACCCTCTTGCATATATAAATATACGAGAGGGTTAAAAGACGCGATTTGGATCGCTATTTTCTTAATTAAAGATCAGAAGTTAAGCACGCAATAATCCATAGCAACTGTAACTGATAAGTTAATTGCTTGATCATTTGCCCAATCATAATCACCAAAATTAGCTGATTTAACGTATGCTCCTTTAACAACCCATTCACTAATAATATCACCTACAGGACCTAATACGTCTAAAGTAATGTCTTTTTTATAAAAATCTGAATAACCATCGCGGCCTGTAACAGATTCATGTGATAGACGAACCCATTCCATTACAGCTTGAGCACCTGATGGTGTAATTGGATCATATAATTCAAGTGTCATATCATTCCATCTAACTTTACCTTTAACTTTACGGTAAACATTGATATGATCTAGAACAATTTCACCAGCTTCTAAAGAAGGTGAAGCTGCTTTTTTAATTAGGTATGCAGGAATACCATCTATGTACATGATAAAGCGATTTTGAACTTTTGGTTCAAAAGCTGTAAACATTATCTCATTAGCGCTTAATACTGGCATTTTATTTAAATTAGTTTATTTGTTAATTATTGTCTAAGTATAAATATACATAATTTTAAAAAACTAAATATATTTTTATAAGTATTTTTGTTTTTATATTAAATATTATACTTTATCAAAAAATGTCCTCCTACGATGATAAACATTGTAGGAGGACAATCTCAATATATTCCTTACAGGAACTTATAAACTATGTTATGCACCGAACGTAGCGCCAGTTGGTGTTATATTATAATTTAGAATAATAAATTCTGCTGTTTTAGTAGGTTGAATATAAATTTGACCTACTAATTGGTTTCTATCAACTACATCAGCTGTATTATTGGTATCATCCATTACTACTTTATAAGCATACAAACCTTGACGTTGTACTACTGATTCTAAGTATGGATTAACTTGTGATAAGAATCTATTACGTGTTACAGTTGTATTTTGTTCAAATACTAAAGTACGAGATACACCACCTATAAAATCTTTTAAAGCAATTAATAAACGTCTTACATTTACACGATCTAAAGAGGTTGGTTTACGTTGTAGTGTTTTCTGGCCCCATACACAAGTACCGGTTCCTGGGAACGATGCAAGTGGATTTACATTTCCACTATATAGAACATCACGATCTGTTTGTTGTAATCTACGTTCAAGACGAACTACTGAAGGAATACCACCTCTATTTAAACCAGCTGGTGCAAACCACTCAGCACCTACTCTATCGTTAAATGATAATACACCACCTATTACTGTTGATGGAGGGCACCATATTACTTTTCCTAAACCACTTGAAAACAATTGAACCCAAGGATAGTAAGTAGCAGCGTAATTGCTTGATTGACCTGAAGCATTTTGAGTTGCAGTTCCGATTGCAGTTCCGTAAACACCAGTATCTGTAATTGCGATTGCATCACCACGTCCTTCTACTGTTGCTATCATAGTAGATACAGCTGAATTATCTAATCCAATACCAGGAGCTAACAGCATATTAAATCTGTATTCATCGGCATTAGATAATAAACTAAATGCTAAATTATAATCGGCAGGTGCAAATCCCTGAATATTAGTTGTAGTAATATTTTCATTCATTAATTTAGCAGCAGTAGTATCAGCTACACCACCATTAAATGAACCACCGAATGAACCACTTCCTACTATAGGTAAACTACTACTATATTGAGTTGATTTATAAATTCCGTTATTATCAATTGAATCTACATTTGGTGTAGTTACTGAGGATACACGAACATATTGTGATATGTTTGGATAAGTTCCAATATAATTAACATATGCTGCACTGGTACCAGTTGCTGCTACATAAACTGGTTTTAAATCACCAATTACACGAGCAACATAATTAGGTAATTGAGGATCTAAACTCATATTAGCCCATGTTTCTAAAATATTTTTCTGAGCATCGTTATCGTCACCACGACGAATAATTAAAGTAAAAGTACCGCTACCAGTATTTACTGAGGTTACCTCATAACGTACATTTAATGAAGATCCACTTGCTAAAGCACCACTTACTAAACTAGAAGTGTTATTCATTTGGTTACCCCACGATAAGGCTTCTAAAGTAAATGAAGTTACACTACCACTAGTAACATTTGCAGTAGCGTAAGTACTAGCATTTGTTGATCCACTAATAGTTCTAGTTACTAGTAACGATTGACCACCATTTTGAAAATATTCTTTAGCTGCTTGTGATGTAAAGTATTCATAATAATAACTACTACTTTTAAAAGTATCACCAAATAACGATAAGTATTGAGAATATGTAGTTACATATGTAGGGACAAACGGTCTACCCATTACTGTAGGACCAACAATTGCAGCTCCTAATGCTGGTGGTTGTGTTGTGTAAAGACTCTGGTCAGATTCTATTTGGAATACGCCAGGTGAAATAATTTGTTCTGCCATTTTATATTAAATAATTGATTTTTTATTAATGAATTAATCTAATAATAAATATTAAACATTTTATACAAAACGCAAAAACATAATTAAAAAGGAGATATTTCGCCTGTTTCTATATTAATGTTACCTACACCGTACTTTTCTTGTAGACCATTTATTAATGTTTTTTCTTTTTCACTAATATTGTCTATTTCAGTTATTATTTTGCTTTTTTCAGCATATAACACTTCAGTTTGTTTTTTAATAAATACTAACTGACTTTCAATTGAACCTAGTTCAAATACGACCTTATTATAGTCTGATTGAAGGGTTTTGATGTGATTAATTTCTTCTTGCGTTAATTTTTTAATTTCTGACATATAATTTATTTTTTAAAGTTTCCATTTTTGTTCTGGGCATGCTTCAGGTCCAGGTTTTGGGCTAAATATTTTTTTACTAATAGGGCAGTTACATACTCCACAAACATAAGTATCAAATATTTTTAAGTAAGTTTTTTTAGGGCAAGCATTGCATATTTGTACTCTAGATTCCGCTATTATTTTATTCTTAGGACTTGGGTTTTCAGCTTCTATCCATGCCTCTGCTATTTCTAATAATTTAATCACTATTTTTTAATATAATATTTTTTCTTTGATTTTTTAGAACTAGCTTTTGTTTTTTCAACTATTTGAGGTTCAAATGGCTTTTCAATGATTGGTTCTTCAACAACAGGTTTTTCAATGATTAGTTCTTCGATTTTGTTAAAAGTTTCTACTATTTTGGGTACTTCAGAGATAGTAGATTTAGTTTTAATGTTAGTTTCTTTTACAAAACCTAAGATTGTTTTTACGAAATTAAATATTTTTTCCATTTATTTTTTTATTATATATATAAATATATAATTTTTCTTTAGATATCCAAACTAGATTTTAAATTTTAACTAGGTAATTGAGAAACTACTTCTACGTCAAAAATTACTTGGGATGTAGTATAAAATTTGCTACGAGCTACAGCTAAATCTTTATTTACTGTATCTGGAATTATATATCCGTTTAAGGTAATATTAAATGAAGTTTTAGCAGCTCTATCAGTACCTTCTTCTAACAATGTTGTTGTAGTAAAATTATCTATCCTAGCTTTAAATTTCCATCTATTAGGATCACCCCAATATGAGTCAGAAGCAAATTCAATTGCTTCTACTAATTTATTATTTTGTTCTACAAAATCTGTAAATATAATACAGCTGTATGTTAAAGTAACATAGTCTGGTACCGCACTTATATAATATTGTTCTGATGGGATTCTATTATTAATTACTGAGAATCTATCATATGCATTACGTATATTATATCTTGTGCCTATTACTTGATATAGATGAGATTTATTACCATCTAATTTATTTCCTAAGGTTCTATTTTTTTCAACGTTTTCACGTTTGAACATTATTAAAGGAACCATTAAACGACCGCTAGCGTCTCGATAAAATCCATCTGCTTGAACGGATTTCCAGCGTTCTGGAGATCCATATATTACGGGTACTGTTAATTGTTGTCCATTTTGTATTACTGAAGGTTTTATAATATTTTCAAAATAATATAGTACAGCATAGTCTAAGTCTTCTAATCCTATACTTACATCTTTAACAGTGTCTTTATCAAATGAAAAATCTTTACCTCTATTTTTAGAAAATACAGTGTCACTAACTGGTTTTCCTTGATTTGCTAAATAAGGAATAACTTGTTCTTGACTAATATCAGCTGCATTTTTAGGTATGGGTTTAAGAGGTATAGTCATTGTTATTGTTTTCTTTGTAATTCTAACATTTTATCTAAAGCTAATATAGATTGAGATGCTTTATATAAGTGATTATTAGCTTCTTTAGCTACTTTAGCTATATCTTCATTAGCTGAATGTTTAAATACTTGAATTTCTTTTCTATATTTAAGAATATTTTTTTTTATTTCCTCAAACTTTGGAAGAGCTTCAAATTCTTGTGTAAAAGTACCTGTTTCAGGATTTATAGAAGTTTTTATACTTTTATATCCTCTTTTAAAAGCTTCATCATCTTGTTTAGGTTTAAAAGCAGCTATTTTTTCACCACCTATTCCTACTACAGGAATTTCAACTTCTTTTATTATGTCTAATAATTTAATCATGTTAATAAGTATTATAATCTTACTTGAGCAATATTTACTTTTTCTGGTCTTATGTAAAAACATTCTACAATAATAGACCACGATGAACCAAAATTATTTGTATTATCTGAATAAGAATAACCAGGATCTTTTCCTACTATTAATTGGTTTTCATTAACATTATTAACTTCATAATAATCGTTATTCCATAATACAACATCTCCTACTTCAGGTACTATGTTATATGCGAAGCCTCTAGCGTCTGGGCCGAGCTCGGTGCTTAAATCAATACCCGCGAGATCATCGCGTAAAAAGCGGCATTTTATGTTACGAGTAATGTCCATACCAAACTCATTTGTTAATGGATTGGTGTCTCCTCTTTCTATTAAACAATTAAGTAATACAGGATCGTTATATATTTTTTTTAATGATTCTCCATATATATTAGGTATAGAGCGATCTAATACTATTTTATAATATCCTACTTTTTGCTCAATAATATCATTAATTAACTCTCTATTTATGTGTCTAAATAAACTTATATCTCTATTTGCTCCGAATAAACTCATTATAAAACAGTTTTCTTTTCTAGAGTTTTTAGTCTAGGGATAAATTTTAATAAACCAGATATTTTATCAGAAGATATTGCTCTAGTTTTAATCTCTTTAATAGCATCAATTGGATCAGTGTATACTAAATATTTCATATGTAATAATGAATATTCAGTTTGATCTGTAATTAAAGTATTTAGGTAAGTATTTTGTTCTACTTTAACAACAACTACTCCTTCAATAGCTCTAATTTCATTATATATATCTACTTTATTTGCTTGTCTTTCTACTTTAATCATTACTTCTACTTCATATATAGCAAGTGATTCAAGTAATAAATTTTTATTTAATATGTCTGTTAGTTTAATCATATTTAAAATACATAAATTCCCATTGGTACGTTGTTTAATGTTTTTTGTACATTTTCAGCTTCCAATGCTTGGTTTTCTAATTGAGTTTTACGAGAGGCGTCACTTAACGTAGCCCTTAAAATTTCTAATAATTTTTCTTTTTCAGTTCTGGCATCTGTTAATAAATCAGCTTGATTTAAGGTAACTTCAGCTCCAGGAATAGGAACTGTACTGTATTTACCTCTAATATAAGCTAACATTTCTTTACATATAGACAAAGCATATTGGTATATCCATTGTCTACCTACTGTATTAATAAGACCAAATACAGGATTATTATATGGAACATTTGAAACATCTGTTATTTTACCCGGACCTAAACCACTACCACTAAGAGGAATTGTACTATTTCTTTCATCTACTAATATATAATGAAAAAACATTTTCGAATCATGGTTAGGAATAGGAAATATTCTTAATTTATTGTTTATTAAATCAAATGAATATGCGGATTTTCTTATTTGATCATTTAATTCAATTGCTTGAATTTTCTGAACATCAAAATATATAGGCATTAATAAAAAATTAATACCTGGAGACATTTGACCAAATCCAAATGTTTCAAGTAATGATTGAATACCAGTACCTGTACCAGCATATGGATCAAAATATCTTACAATAGCAGGTGCTTGTTCATAAAATATTTTTTTAACTTCAATAGATGATGTAATACCATATGAACTAGACATAATTGCTTTTAAATCATAATCTTGAACACCGGGAATCATGTCAAATGAAGCTGTATATTGAGTAACATTACCTCCTGATCCTGCTTCAACAGCATAAGTTTGAGCTAAACGTACTGTACTACCTAAATTAGGAGTAATTACTTGATTATTAAAAGAAGAACCGGTTGAATTTCCTTGCATTGAAAAGAAATTTTCACGTATTTTCCATTGATATACTTCGTTTCCATAAACTGTAACTGCTTCTTCAAAAGCTGTGTAGAAATTAATGTCTTGTAATTCAATTTCCATTAATGGATAACCTAATCTACGAGCACACCAGTTTGCTACTTTATCAGCTTCAGTTTGAAATTGATAATCGTTATCATAAAATCCAAATGGAGTTAAACCTGGAAAGAAGGATGATGATCCTGGCCAAATAGGAATATTCATTATTTTTATTTATATATAAATATGTAAAAACTATAAGTAAATATTAGATTTATATATGCTCGTACGTAGCCTTTAAATTAAATTCATTAGAATTTTGTAATTCGTTAATCACAAATATTTCTAATGCATCTATTAATTTAGAATAAGGGTCTGTAATTTCTTCTTTATATATTAATGTATTTTTATCAACATCATATCGAAGAATTGCATGATTACCGATAATCACTTCTAAGTTAATTGCTCCTTTATATTCTAAACGAGGAATTAATGTTACTGAAGGTGACTCACAAATTAATTCTGATGGGAGTTTATAATATCCCGTTACTTGTATTGCCATGTTATTTATTATATTAAATTAATCTTTCTATAACTACAGATCCACTAGTGGGCCCTGCTGTTTGTATAAATGTTGCTCTATACAATCTACCTCTATCTTGATCTTGAATATGAGATGTTATTGTATCACCGCCACTTCCTAATGTTGCAGATGTTAATACTGACCAACTCCCTGTCGTAAATATAGTACCTGTATTAATGCTACTTGATATAGCAGATCCAACTACGGAAGATATTGTATTATAAAATACATTTACACTTCCACTTACTGAACTTGCTACCGGATTACCGCTAGATGATATTGCTACACGAATATTATCAAATGATGCTGAATTAGTAAATCTAGTTACATTATATCCTGTTGCATTTCTAGTTACTGGTATTGACCCATTAATGGTTACGACGCCACTGCCACTTATATTAAATATGCTAGAAGAACCAGGAGATTCAACATTTACTAATGTTTGTGCTCCTGACCCCGATACTGCAAATCTAGCAGGCGCTGCAGTATTATTTGCAAAACCACTATAATCTCCAACTATTACACTACCCGATGCATATACTGAAAATGGAGTAGAAAAATATTTCGATACTCCTAAATACATACCACCTCCAGAACCTCCGTTTGAAAAATAAATAAGTGATGATAAGTTATTAGGACGTATTTCAAATTGCCCAACATGATTACCAAACGTCGATTGTATTGTAGCAGACCCATTAACTGGAAATGCTGCAGTATTACCTATAACTAAAGGCCCGCCAGTAGTTACTGTACCAAAATCGGTAACGGTTAATGATGCAGATAAGTTTGAATTTTCAACTCTAAATGCAGTTGTACCACTTCCGGAAGTAGCTCCTCTTACATGCAATATTGCTGATGGTGCTGTTGTTCCTATACCAACTCTACCATTAGCAAGTATAGTCACTAAATCTGTCCCTGCATTAGCAAACCCAATAAGCGGTCTAGTAGCTACTGTTCCATTGTTGATTCTTCCATCAAACCTTATCATAGGTTGAGTTCCGCTATCTGTACCTGATGCACCATCTCCAATAAAATACATTCCAGGATATGATAAGTTACTACTTTTACTAGAAAGTAATGGAGCAAATACTCCTGCCGTTCCGGTAACATTTCCTAAAGTTATATTTCCATTTGTAGTTGATACTCCATTACCTGCAACACGTAAGTAATTTGTATCGCCTGAAGGGGTAAGAATATCTAGGTCATATGCAGGTGTTGCAGTTCCAATTCCTACGTTACCGCTACCTGATACAAATAAAGCATTTGCTTGTGTTGGTGAACCTACTCGTAATAGTGAATCTGCTGAAGCCCCGCTTATATGGACTTTAGCAGTAGGAGCAGTGTTAAAAAATCCCCAACCATTATTATCATATCTTGCAGTTTCTACTGAAGCAGAAAGGAATCGTAAATTAGTAGCGGAACTTAATTGAATATTATTAGTTTGTGTAGTGCTATTAAACATTGTAGTACTAGCTCTAATCTCTCCAATAACATCTAATTTAACGCCAGGTGTTATAGTTCCAATACCTACGTTATTGCTGCTGCTAATAAATAATGTATTTGTTCCTATTAATAATTGAGTATTTGCTGAGCTAGATACTGTTAAACTGCCAGTTATTGTTTGATTCCCGATGAATATATTAGTACCAATTGACGAAATAGAACCTGATATACCTAACGACCCTGTAACTGTATGTGAATCTGTTATAATATTACCTATTGTTACGCCGGTACCTCTTACAATAAGTTCAGTGTTACTTCCACTTACTACACTAAATTGTGTTGGAGTAACAGATGCTGTTACAGAACCTGTTGCTATTTGAGAAAAATTCCCAGTAATTGCTGAGGTTGGTATTGAGTTTAGGTTTACACCTGAACCTGAAAATGACCCTGTAAATGAACCACTAAATGATCCAGTATTTGATAAGAATTGGTCTACTCTATTTGCTGTTACTATTACAGAAGGGATACCTGGATGTGTTCCTGAGATTGGTTCTGCTAGCAATCTTATATTAGTATCAGCAGATAACCATATAATTTGGTAATAATCATTTGCTGCTGAGTTTACAAACCAGTTCCAAGCAGCGACAACCTTATCATTATTATTAGTCAATGTTACAGTGGTAGCAGTATCAGTTAGATCAATTCCATTTTTTCTAAGCCATATTAATATCTCATCTTTTCCTGCATCAGTTTTGTCTAATTGAGCAGAAAATTGGATATTATATACACCAGCATTTTCTGTTTTAATGTAGGTGTTAAAAGGGCTTGTTGATCCTGATATTGATACTCCGTTTGTAATGTCTGTTGTATTAAGAGACATTGAGCGAGGTATGTTTGCAACAGGATTGGTTTGTGTGGTTGTATCGTAAAAGGATCCATATGATCCAGTTGCCGTATTAAAACTTGAACCACCACCTGCAGTTGAACTAATTGTAACTTGTCCTAATCCATTGGTTGGTGATAATGTTACATTTGGCCCTGCTAGTAATTGTGTTACTCCCCCATTTAAAGCATATGAAGATGTATTTGCAAATGAACTACTTACAGCATTTAATACATATGATGCACTTGTAGCCGTTCCATTTAAATTCCCATATATACTTCCCGTAACAGATAAACTTCCACTAATATTAGCATTTAATCCAATATTTAAGTTATCTTGTACATCTAGGGTTGTTCGTATATTATATGACATATTATTTTTTTATTATTTTGTAAAGCCTCGTACTATAGTATCTACTGTATAGCTTGAACCGGTATTATTATTTTGAGCAACTATATACATAATAGGAGAATTTGGTGGTTGATAAATAGCACTCGCGGGGCCTATTATTACATTATTTCGTATTTCAGTATTACCATCTGGAAACACTACATTATCTGTTAACGTGAATGTTGATTGTAAAGTACCTCCTTCGCCCGGAATTTCGTCATAATATCCAACTACATATGAAGTTAGTATAGAAAATACTTCAGAACTATTATTTTTTACAAATACATCTGCTATTACTCCAAAATACTTTGTAGTGTCAAATTCAAATAATAAAACTTCAGCTGGCAGGAATACTGCACCTGATGGAGGAGTTTCTGCAGCAGGTAATGTAACAAACGAACCAGATTGTGTTTGTAATACGGGAGAACTAATTATAGGTGTTTCTATTGACCCTGCTGATACGATTGTTGGATTTAATTGTGGTGTTAGTGGATCTTCAATTTTTAATCTTTTATTATCTAATAACACTTCACTTCCACTAGATATTGAACTACTAGTTATACGAATAATACCATCATGAACATTTACTGATCCTGTTACATTAATAATATTATTAGACCCCCTCATATTTAAACTGCCAGTTATAACCGCATTTCCAATAAATGGAAATATAGTTTTAGCAAAATCTGTTGTATTAGCATATGATGCTGAAACAGCACGTGATGAAGAAATTGCAAACGAAGCGCTTCCTTGTAGAGATCCTGTTATACCATTAGTTACGTTTAAAGAACCTGTTATTTGCACTGCATTCCCCGCGGCGTATATAAGATTACTTCTGTTATCATTATCAGTCCCATTACCTACAATAAAAGCTGCAGGGATAGATGATGTAGCATTCCATTGACCTTGTACGTGTTGGTAGTTAGCCGATGCTATTGTTCCTATACCTTCTGCATGTGACCAATTTCCTTGTGCTATTGTAGAAGCACCTTCTGCATGGGATGCTACTCCATTTGCTGTTGTATTTTGCCCCTCAGCATGAGAATAATCTCCATTTGCTATTGTAGAATCACCTTCTGCATGGGATGCTACTTTATTTGCTGTTGTATTTTGCCCCTCAGCATGTGAATAAGAACCTGATGCTATAGCATTAATACCATTTGATAGACTACCGGTTATAATTTGATTTCCAATAAATACATTACTTCCTGTAGTTGCAAATG